GGCCGGGGCCGGGCGAGGGTGAATGATTCTCTATCATGGGCGTTTTAATACTGGACTGGCTGGTACGCTATTTTTACTATACCGCGAAGTCCAAAAGAAACGCTGCACGCCTACTGCTGCTCGGGCTCAGTCGCTTCGCCTGGGTCTGCTGTACCAATTTCGTACCGATTCGGCATTTTCAGCTTGTCCAGTTCGGCCCAGTCGGCGCTCGAGTTGATCCATTTCGCGTAGTGCTTGAGCAGCGTCTGGATGCTGTTGCCGAGCTGCTGCGCGATGAAGGCCGGCGCCATCCCAGCGGACAGGCAGACGGTCGCATAGGTGTGCCGGGTATCGTACTGCCGGCGCGGACGAATGCCCAGCCGCTTCATGCTCTGCTTCAGATGATAGGCGGTGCTCACGACGTTGGTGATGTGCCCGTCCTTGCCGCTGGTGGGCGCAAAGACGAACTCGCCGTCTCCGGTGAGCTGCTGCATATCCCGCAGCGCCTCGACAGCCTGGTCGACGAGTAGCACCTTGCGCACGCGCTTGGTCTTGGTGTTCTCGCGCACCTCACCCTTTTCCAGGGTGGCGCGCACGCGAATTGATCGGCCGGGGATGTCAACGTCAGCCCAGCGCAATGACAGCTGCTCGCCAGTCCGCATGCCGGTGTAGAAGGCCAGCTTGAAGAACGACGCATAGGTCAGCCTGGCGCCGGTCTGGTGCGCGTAGAGGTCGGCCAGGATCGCGTCACGCTCGGCCGGAGTGAACGGGTCGATGTCTCGCTCAGGAGCGCGGGCCCGCTCAACCGAGCGCATCGGGTTCTCCGCGATGATGCCGTCCAGCACCGCGGCGGCGAAGATGGCCTTGGCCGCCTGCACCGCGGCGTTGCGGTCGGTGATGGAGTTCCAGTCCTGCCGACTCATCAGCGCGCGCACGTCTGACGGGTAGATCTCGTCCAGCCTTCGGTCAGCCCAATGCGGCATCCAGTACTTGTTGAGCACGCGCAGGTAGTTGCGCCGGGTGTGAAAGCCGATGTGCTTGCTGTCGAGCCAGGTCTGCGTGAAGTTGCCGAAGGTCGGCGTGATGCGGGCGAGGGTGTAGCGGGAGTTCGGGAACAGCTCGGCATACTTGTCGTCCGTGAGCATGCCGAGCTTGATCAGCTGGGTTACCTGAGCACGTAAACCTGCTGCTGCTGCAAATCCCTTGGGCGTCTGAGGATAGGGGAGCGTTTCGCAGCGTCGCTCTTTCTTCCATGTGAATCGGATGCGGACGGAGCTTCCGGCGATTTCGACGCCCTGGGGGAGCCCCACTGCTTTTCTGCCCATTCGTTGTACCTCTCCAGGCTGTACATGATACAGCCGTCAACCTTCTCCCATACGCCATGCGGCAACACCCCGCGCTGGCGCTTCCTTTCCAGGGCCTTCGGCGTCGTGCCGATCAGTTCGGCCAACTTCCTTTCGTACACCTTGTCGACCGGCAGGCCTTCGATTGGCTGCGGTTTCTCTCGTGCGCCCATCTCTCACCCCTCCAATTCCCGGCAGCCGCAGTAACTGCAGCGCTTGCCGAGGACGTTCTTCACGCATACGTTAGTGCGCTCGCCTTCTTCCTCTATCCAGACTTCCATGCGGATCCGCTGCATGTCGGACTTTACGAGGATTTCAAACTGGCGTTTCTGCTCCTGCTCCGGCATGCGCTTGAATGATTGCCACAGGCTCATGCTCACCCCCTCACCGTTACGCCGGCGTCTATAGCCTTGTCTGTGTGCTGCATGTCTATCTCCTGCTGCGTGTGGGGTTAGGCGGCTTCGGGCTTGCCTTCGCCGCAATGAGAACACCAGTACGTGCCGCAGCCGGGCACTTCTGGATCCTCTTGAAAGTTTTCGGGCCACTGATCGCGCGGCAAGGTAACGCTCTGTCCAATGGCTGCGCCCGGGATCTTGTAGAAGCAGGTGTGCGGCGCCGGGCCGTAATCTGGAAAGCACGAATTGCCGTCTGGATCCGTGCACATGTCGCAGGCCATACGAATACCTCCCCGCCGACTCTCGCCGGCAGGCTGTGTGTTTGGGTGGGGTTATGGGTGACTACCTGACTTGGGTTCAGGTGGTCTTAGCTTCGCGCTCAAGATAAACCGCCAGCCACTTGAGCTTGCACGGACGACACACAATGCCGCTTGTGCAGCCGTATGGCTGATCGAACACCAAGACGCCACGGATATGCGCTGGCCCAACGTCGCGGTCGCCACTGTTTACCTGTACGCGGACCTCGCCGTCTTCCGGCACGCACTCCGATCCGCAAACATCACAGCAGCAGACGGTTATGGTTTTCGTTGTGATGCCCATTACGCCTCCTTCGCAGCAGTGACAGGCGTATCGCCGTCAATTAGCGCATCTACCGCAGCATTGATGTTGCCGCCGAAGTCTTCCAGATCGACGCGCAGCAGGTTGAGCCAGTGCGTGTCGTCGCCCTGGAGGCTGACGTAGCGCCACCGCTCTGCATCCTCCCGCAGCATTTCGACCTCGGCGCGGAGCTGGTCGATCCGATCCTTGAGCACGTCGGCGCGGTGCTTCCCGAGTTCGTGTACCTGGGCAGTCTCCTGCACCCACTCTGTCTTCTCGTGCCATTCGAGGTGGGCGGCCTTGAACTGTAGGAGGCTATCCCGCTCGGCGGTCACGGCTGACAGGGCGGCGAGTAGCAGATTGCAGTCGGCGTGATACTCGCCAGTCAGTTCGACCCCTTCCGCCTCTGCGGGCTGGGCTGCCTTCACCACTGCGCGCAGCTCTAACCACGCCTGCTCTGCGCCAGGTGTCTCAACTATTGCGCAACACGCCCAGCGGTCGACGCACCGCTCCAGCAGCTCCCGATCAACCAATACCTTGCTCATTCCACTGCCTCCAATGCCGTTACCGGGTATATCTGCACGCTGTTGCGATGGGCGCTGCTCTCGACTGCGTAGCCCTCTGGCGTCTGCTCGGTCGAGTACCAGCCAACCACGCGGCCAACCCACTCGCTGCCGGTGGACTTCTTCACGCGGTCGCCCATGCGGAACTTGCCTTGCGGGGCGGTCTGCGCGATGGGGGCGGCGTAGAGCGGTGTGTCGTCGTGACGAGGTGGTATCCCCGGTGCTAGGCGAATGAATCTGTCGCCAGCTGTGAGGTAGCCGATAGGCTGCTGCTCGGTCTGCGCGGGGCGGGTGGCTCTGGCTTGCCAGCCTGTCCAGAAATCTCGGTAAATGGCGTTCTTGTATTGACCGTATTCGTCGCGCTCTAGCTGCTGTCGCTTGGCGCCCGGCCACTGCTGATCGGCCCAAGCCTCGAACGCCTGCCGCTCTAATTCAATATTCATCTGGCGAATTCTCCGTAATGTGTAATCTCGGCTGACTTCCTGGCGCAGGCGGCATCGAAAATGCTGGCGAAAGTCCCCAGGTGTGCCAGTCGTTTATTCACACGAATGCTGGCTCGCCATTTTTGGGATTGCGGATGAAAATAGATGCCCTTGGCCCCGGTCGTATTGGTGACGGGTAGCTTGCAGTTCTGCATGTTCTGGCAGATCGACGCGCCCCTGAGATTCTCGATTCGGTTGTTAGAGGGGTTGCCGTCGATATGGTCGACGTATTCTGGTAGCTCGCCGTGGAACATGAAGTAGACGAGCCGGTGGCAAGCAATCATCCGCCCGCGCGTCGGATGGATTCGCATGTATCCATCCCGATCAGGACGGCCGACCAACTTGCCGACATTTCTTTTTTGGCAGGTCGTTACCCAATAGAGCGACCCATCCGCGTATCGGACTCGCCCAGCAAGGTCTTGGCAGTATTCCAGCTCAGTCTTCATGGCTCTGGCCCCGCTCACCCTGCGCCGGGGCTGGCTCTACTGCCGCATGCCCATCCCTGAACCCCTGCGCTGCGGCTGTGGCCATGTCGACGGCGGTGTAGGTGTCGGTGGGCTCGGCCTGCTGGGATAGGGCGGCGCGCACGATCTTGTCGATCTCCTGATCGAAGCGTGCTGGATTGTCGTTGCGCTGGTCTATGGCTAGCAGAGCTGTTCTCAGGGTCTGAATCTCCGCCTTCGCAGCCCCCAGCTCAGCGCCCATGGCTGCCAGTTCCTTCAAGTCATGCTTGGTCATACCTTGCTCCATATTCTCGAGTCGTTCAGTTCCGCCTCGGTGGCGTAGCGCGGGTTACGGCTCAGCGCCTGCATCAGGAACGCGGCACCGTTCGATCCGGCGATGTAGTGGCGGGTGTTGGTCGGCTTGTGCAGCCAGATTTGGGTCTTGGGTCGCATGGGGCCTCCGGTGGGCGGCAGCGGAAACAGGCGCATTGGCCGATCCGCTTGCCGTCCGTGCGGCAGTAGGTGGGTGCGTTCACAGCGGCAGCGACTCCTGCACCGCTAGGCATTCGGCCTCGCCGTGGGGCAGAGCCAGCCGGTTCACTCGCCCGCGCCACTCGTCCATCGACTCCTGTGTCAGGGTGGCGGCCGGCTTGTGGCATTCGGGCTGGAGAGGGCAGGCGTTGCAGCTGCTGCGGGACTTGAAGTTGTAGTGCTGGGCGCAGATGGCCTTGGCGGTGTCGGATAGCTCAGTCACGGTGCAATCCTCCGCAGCGGTTCACGCGGCGCAATGCGCGGCTCGACGTCGATGAAGCCCGAGCCTCGGAAGTCACCATCGGTAGCGCGGGCCATGTCCACCTCAAGGCGCGCCGTGGCGTTCACTTCGGCCGCGACCTGGGCGACAGCCTTTGCTTGTTCAATCGAGTAGGTGCCGGCCAGCACGCCCTCCATCGTCTTGCCGAGGATGGCGCGCAGATCACTGAGGTTGTTCATTGTGCTGCTCCAGTTTGTTGAGCTTCCGCTTGAACCAGCCGAGCGTTATGGCGGCCTGGCGATATTCGGGCGGATAGCGGTCGATTGAGTTGCGGCGCATGTTCTCCGCGCGGGTGACCAGCTCGAGGTTGTCGATTGAGATGTTGGCGGGGGTGCGATCCTTGAAGACGAGGAAGTGACCTGTCGGCACGGCGCCGTTGTGCTCTTCCCACAACATCACGTGGACCGGGCGCCAGTCAGTGCGCTTGTTGCCGGTGTCCGCCACCTTGCGGTAGAGGATGCCGCCCTTGTCGGTGCGCTCCGCTCCGATGGGGCGCCAGGTGTTCGATGGTCGGTGACCCAGCTTGAACTGCGTGTCCTTGGCCCGGCCTCCTGCCTGCCATCCTTTGCGGCCAGAGTTCCATGTCTGGTGGCCAGGCTTGAACCTGCCGCAGCCTGTGATTTCCTTGAACTCATCCGGTCGCGTCAGTCCGAGTTTCGACACGCGATTGTGAATCGAGCCAGTGCCGCGCCCCATCAAGGCTGCTATCTCGGTGATGGGTTTGGTGGCATACAGTTCTGCCAGTGTTGCGTCCTCTGCCGGCGTCCAGTGCCGGTATTCCGTGCGGCGCCTTCCAGCAAGCGGACTTGTGCAGGTCATCTCCCCTCCTAGGCGACGTGCCGCCAGCTGCGGTAGTCGCGCACCTTGTCGATGGTCCGCTGGTGGACGCCGAGCTGTTCTGCCCACTGGCGCGCAGTGAGCCCGCGGCGGTTGGTGCGGATCGCGCGGACTATTTCAGCGTTCAGCCTGGCGTGCGGCAGACGCTCACCACGCGGCGCGAACTCATGAGCGCGGCTTAGGTATTCGTCTCGTGTCATGCTGCCTTCCTGCGAGCCTGCGCCCGCGCTACAGCCTTCGCGTACAGACACGGCCGGCAGTAGCACTGCCAGACGCCAGTCGTCTTGATGAACTGGAAGTGCTCATCGTCCAGCGGCTTCCACTCATTGCATCCGCCGCAGAGCTTTTCGCTGACTCCGTTGATCTCTCGCCGGACAAGCCGGCCTTTCAATGTCCTGCTCATGCCGCCACCGAGCGCGCCTTTCTGGTCGCCACGGCCTTGGCTCGCGCTGCCTGCTTCTTCTCCGGGCAGGTGATGCGGTAGGGGATCAGTTTCTCCTCTACGCGGATCGGCTGGGTTTCCACCGGGCCCTTCGCAGCCTCAAACGCTGCCATCTTGCGGGCGATTTCCTGGCGCGCAGCCTCGTGCGCGGCCGGCGTGTGAACGCGGTCGTACTTGAACTCTTGCATTGGGATGTACCGGGAGGAGGGCGCGCGGGGCGCCCGGGGTGGATCAGTCGTCAGAACTGCCGCTGATGTAGGCTTCAACATCTTCGGCGGTTGGCTTCTTCCAATTCAGTATCTGGCCCGTCTCCAGGTCGATATTCAGGATCAGGTAGTCGCCGTAGTGATCGCCAGGGAAGAAGTCCGGCACGTAACCTTCGTAATCGCGCAGCGTCTCGCCTTGAGCGTCAACGAACGCGCCATCGAACCCGTCGCACACCTTGATGTGCACGCGAATTTCCTTCACGTCCACGGGCACCTGCTTGGTCATATTGATTTGCATGGTCATATCCTCAGATCAGCAGCGAGCGGGCGCCGCGGTAGGGGTCGGCAAATGGCAGGTCGTCATCAAAATCAGGCGGTGCGGCCTGCTGGCTGCGTTGCGTCTGACGCGATGCTTGCTGCTGTGGCTGTTGTCGCTGTGGTTGCGTCGCCTGGCCTTGCCCATCGCTGGCGAACTTGATCTCAGAACAGCGGCAGACCAGCTTCATGACCTGCGTGCCGTCGCTCTTGTCGAACGTCTCAATGTGCAGGTCGGCCCCGGTGAAGAACACCTGCTTGCCCTTGGTCAGGTACTCAGCCAGCCCTTCGGCTTGCTTGCCCCATAAGGTCACCTCATACCACTGCGTTGGCTTCTTGCCGTCCTGTCCCTTCCGGCCGTAATCCACGGCTACCGGGATGCTGCAGACAGGATCTCCTGATTGGGTGTAGCGAAGTTCGGCGTCACGACCGATGCGGCCAAATTCTGATACTGGCATTGATAGCCCCTTACTTGATGCGGATGGATGATTGGCCGCGCTCCAGGCGCGCACCGGGCACTTCCTCGCCGGCCTTGAGCTTGGCGGCGATGGCAGTCTTGTCTGGCGCGATCTCGGTCTTCACGCGCATCAGGTCGTCCGGGATGCTGTTCTCGTCATCCACGACGACCGACTCGCGGCCTTTGGCCAGGGTGATGGTGAAGAGCGGGCAGCTGATCTTCGTCATGCCGCACGCTTCCATGTTTTCGCGCAGGTACTCCTTGATCTCGCGCTGGCGGTTGGTAACCAGCCGTTTGCGCTCCTGCAGGCGTTCGATCTCCTTGTCGAGTGCGGCAACGTCGGCGTCGAAATTCAGGATGACGTGCGACACGGCCAGAGCCTTGTCGTTGAACTCGGCTTCTATGCCGGCCATCGTGTCGCGGATGGCGACGGCCAGGTCCTCGTCGGCCGTCTCCTGCAGCGTGGCCAGCTCCTTGAACTGGCCGGTGATCTCGTATAGTGCGCTCATGCTGCGACCTCCTGCTTAGGCTCAAGCTGGGCTTTGCGGTCATCGAATGCCAGGGCTAGGCGCTTGACGAACTTGTCCTCATTGCGGCGCGTGGCGCTGCGGACGTAAGAGGCGTGGAACTTGGAAAGCTCGTGCATGGTCTGCGCGCCGGCCATTGTGTCGAGAGCAGCCTTGAGCCAATCGAGGCGCTCTTGGGCTTGACGAGCTGCCTCGGCTTCCTTGTTCTCGGCCTGCTCAAGCTGGGCCTCGGCCTCGCGCTCGGCCACGTAATCGCGGTCGTCGTAGAGCCCTAGGAAGATGTCAGCGCTGAAGCCAAGCATCGCCAGTGCCTTCTTCACGGCGTCGGTCAGCGACTTCTTCGGCGCCTCGGTGTCCGTGGTCACGCCCCACTTGCTCTTGTAGGTGAACGGCGTGCATCCGTACTGCTCGACCTCGCCGCGCTTGTCTCCCTGCATGAACCAGAGCTTGACGCGGATGGTGTGGCCGACCTCGTGGCCGATCAGCTCGCCCTTGTCGTTGCGGATCTCGCCGCCCTGGTCGAAGCGCTCCTCGGCGACCGTCCAGCCCCATCCGATACCGACCGGGCCGAACACCTCCGTTGCGCGCTTGATCATGTGCTGGCCGCTGATCGAGGTGATCTGCTGGCCGTTGACCTTTGCTGACTTTGTGGCTTCCGGCGCGGTCTTCTCGACCTGGCTCCAGATGCTCATGTTCTGGTTGTTCATGCTCAACCTCCGAAGAAGTGAAAGATCGCCGCCTCACCAATGAGGCCGAAAGCGATCGTTGCGGAAAGGACGCCGAACCCGGAAAGGGTCCACCAAGCAGCGGCGAAGCTGTGGCCTGATGGGGTGTCGTCGTGCGGGCCGGTGTCGTAGGGGATGGGGAGGGTGCGGTTCATGCCCAAATCTCCTTTCGCTCGATAACGCGCTTTGTCCTAATGCTGCGGCGCTGATGCTCCCCGCAATGTGCGCACTTGCGTGCGTTGCGATTGATGGCAATCCAGTTGTGTTCGTACTTCCAGAACAGGCAGCGGCCGACGCGTAGGTAGTTCTCCCAGAACCAGTCGGTAATCTCGATCCACTCGTCCACGTGGTGGGCTGGGCTATACGCCCAGTCGTGCCTGGCCGAGCCTGGGGTGCAAATGTTGCGAAGATTGTTTCCGTGGAACCAGCCATCTGCCTTCACGCCGATTGCAATTTGGTAGGCTGGCGTATTCCCTGCTTCTAGGTCGCCGAGGCTCGGAGCGCGGTATCCATCGATGACGTTCCACGCCATCAGATAGACCTGCTCACGCCCCTTCTTCAGAGCCCGCTGATATAGCCGCCAGGAGAACTTGTCAGACTGGCCATTCACTGCGGGGCGTATGGTCTCGGCGAAGGCTTTGCGTTCTTGAGCGTTCATCCCGTCACCTCCCCTGCCAGTCCGCTAATCACAGCCAGCAGCGAGAACACTGCCAGGCCGTAGCCGTAGAATTTCCAGAACCAGATGCGCTTGGCGCGTTGGTATTGGCTAGCCATGGGCGGCCTCCTTTGGTGCGCGGCACTCCTCGAGGTAGTCCCACTGGGCTTTGTCGCCTTGGGCCACGAACCACTTCAGCTCCCCGTCGCCCTCGTCTCGAACGCTTCCGCCGTACTTCGCGCCGTCAAACATGAATTCGCCCGTCATTGTTCGATACGGGTATTTTCCGCGGAACGACGTGAACTGGAGGTCTGGTCGAGCCTCGCGTGCGCGCTTTTCGAAGGCCGCAAACTTCGCATTCTGCTCGGCGACCTTAGCGTCATGGGTTGCCTGGCAATCCATGCAGCAGAACACGTGCTCGCCGCGGTACACCGGCTCATGCGGCGTCTCGTTTTCGTCATCGTCCCAGCCATAGGAATCTTCGCCGACCATATCGCCGCAGTTGGTGCAACCGACCCGCCAGCCGTTGTCGATGTACGCCTTCGCTGGAATTGGCTTGCCGGCATACTCATCCGCCCATGGCAGGCGCTTACACGAAACGCACTGGAAATCGGTGCCTATTTCGTCGGCACCCTGACGGCGTGCCGCCACATTTGTTGTGGCGAACTGGATGTTTGAATCTTCAGGGTCGTCTGTCTCGACGATGAATGCTTTCACTGGCTTATCCATCACACACCCCCAATCAGCGCAACGTGGCACAGCGCCCCGATGAACAGGGCGACGATGAGGATGCCGACAGCGCCGGCCAGCTCCTTGAGTTGGATGGTCATGGCTGGGCTCCTTGCAGGGCGGCGTCAATGGCTGCGTCTACGTCTTCGTTACTGAAGACAGGTGACCCCATTACGACCTGAGATACTGATCCGCCTAGCTCACGCATAAGGAACCGATACCGCTCGGCGTCCTTCGCCATGCGCCGCACCTGCTCAGGCACCGATACGTCGCCGCCGTCTGGCGGGTCCATGTACTGGACGCCAGGCAGAGCTGCCGTTACTTCGTTGATCACGTTCAAGCTGTTCGAATACCAATCGGTCAGCGTCTCAACCTGACGCAACAGATCATCCCGCTCAGCGAGAAGGGCGTCGTAGTCGGAGGCCAGCACCAACGGGACCGTGTGAACATCAGTCAAGCGGTTCGTCATTGGCGTGTACGCAGGGTCACCGCTCAGTAGCGCCGGTACAGAGCCAGGCATGATGTAAAAACGCTTCACTTCCTTGCTCATGCCGCCCTCCTGAATCCATAGATGCGATCCACTTTCTTTCCCCAGGCTTTCTGGATAATGCCGTGGAGCCTGCAGAACATCGCCGCACTGATCTGGCCAGTCTCGCGAATCCCAAGGATGTAGCCGTACAGGACGTTTGCGTGGTAGTCGGCGAACGCCTGCGAGCTGGCTTGGCGCATCAGGCGGAAGTGCTGCTTGATGGTTTCTTCAGGCTTCATGCTGCCTCCCGCTTGGCGTCGATCATGTTCCACAGCCGATCTTCGATCCGCTCCGCGTGCTCATCGGCAACCGCTGCGCAACCATTCAGATCCAGCTCCGTTTCGTTTCCGTCTTCGTCAAAGACAGAACCGCTGGTGATCGTGAATTCCAGTTCTCTGTATCCGTAGTAATCGTCAGCGCTGTCACGGCATCGATAGTCCGGCTCAGCAACTTGGCAGTGGGTTACCTCAACAGAGAGGAGGTATTCGTCCAGGTCGATCTCGAATTTCATTGTTGAATCCTCGCGAAATGGCACCAACTGCAAAGCCCCTCGTTTACAACGGCGGAAACGCTTTCATCCGGGCACGGCTGTTCGCGGCGCCCTATGGGTCCGTAGTGCTTCATGGTGGATACCTCGGTTGCCCGGATGGGCGGAATGCGGGGTGAAAGCCTGGCGCTAGGTTCTGGCCGGGCTTTCGGGTTTACCGTGCGCCTTAGTCGTGCCCGCGCTGGCAGGAATCTACATGGCTGAGCCCTCGCTGGAACGCTCACTGGGCAGGCAGTGGCCACCTTTGGAATGAATGCCTGCTACCGATTCCCGGCAGGCGCTAGGCAGGAGTCGTCTTCCTTGACGCCGGATCGGCTCCAGCTGATGGTCATGGCGCTACCAGCACCGGGCGCCGTACGGTTATCGCAGACCTGGGGGTCTGGCCTGGCTGGCTCAGGCGGGGTTATTTGGTGCGGGCCTGTGCTGATGTCATGGCATCTCGTGATGCCTCCCAGCCGGCGCAAAAGTTGTTATAGCTAACCAACTCATCAGCGGCTTTGAACGCCCGCCTCCAGTGAGCATCTGTTTCGCCTTCGAGCAGCCTGCTGGCTACTCTGTAGCGGTAATGCTTAAAGGCTTTCTCCATCTCTTCCATCACTTCTCTCCTTTCTCTCTCCACCACTCCCACCCCCACAGCGCAGCTAGTACGCAGATGAGGAGGAGGGTTTGGGGTAGGGTTAGCATGGGGTGATCGGGGGCGGCGGGAGTGGCTGCCAGTGGGTGTATGGCGCATTTTCAGAAGGACCATGCCAGTCGATGTCGTCACCGCCCTTCGCAATGCAGCACCAGCGTTCGTAATGCTCGCCGTGCTCAACCCAGTAATCTCCGTCCGACTCTTGGTCGATACCGTCGATGCTGATTCGCACGCTATCTGGCCAGTCGCCCGGCTGCGGTGGCGTGTAAACGAGGACATCCACGCCCGCCTCTGGTAGGCGCTCATCAACGCTTATCCATCCGCTCTGCTCAGGCCGCGCGATAGCCGCCTCAACTGCATCCATAACGGCCTGTAGGTCGCTCAGATTAGTCAGGCCTGCTGCCTTGAATACTTTCTCGTACGTCAGATCGCCTATGGTGTATCGATCCGTCTGCTCATCCTGAGCCGGCAAGCTGCTCTCTTCGCTCATCTCATCCTCCTATGTGCTGATGGGTGACAGTGGAGCTAGATGCGTCTTCTAACCCTCACGCACTCGGTTTATCTGGTGAGGTTCCGTCAGGAATGGTTTGAGTCTTTCTTGAAGCTGTTTGACGTGGTTCTGCTGTTCTGCGATCAGCTCGTAAATAGTCGCGCATCCGTAAAACGTCATAAGCTGCCTGACGTCTACCATCGAGCCGCCATACGGCACATACCCTTCATCAAATGCCTTTGCCGGAGAAAAAGAGGAGTATCCATCCTTGTAAACTACGTAGTAGCCGCCTTCTTGAGGCTTTCTGGAGTAGAACCAGTCAGCTGAAACGTAAAGCGGGGCATATCCACTATCTTCAAAGACGAGCTCGGCAAATTGATCATTGCTGACGCCCTCGTTGATGGACTTGATTTTCAGCGCCCATACGTCTTTATGGCTCTGATATCGCGGCATTTCTCGGCTTACTTCGCTCATGCTCTCTCTCCATTCTGTTAATCCCCGCTGCAGCCTGTCGCCAAGCTGCGGGGGTTGGGTTAGGCGGCATACTCGAACCAGGGATTCGGCCCGTCCTTGTGCAACCAGATGAACCTGTCCAGCTCGAGCGAGCACGGCAGCTTGAATATGCAGATGTTCCCGTCGACTTTCTCGCACCACCCGACCAGCTCTCCGGCCGGGATGGTTGCGTGCTTGTCGCTGGCGAAGATCCGGCAGCCCCGCATCGGCTTAGTGAAGAGCCGCATTACGCGGCTTTCCGATGCAGTGTGCAGTACCGACTAGTGCAGCCGCAGGCCGATGCCTCGCGCCATGCGTGGTAGCGATGGGCAAGAGCAGGCAGCGCGCGGCCATCGCGGCATACCATCATGACCGTCTCGCGCCACTCCAGCGGAGTGAACGGCGCTGCACCGTGAATCAGGGCGGGGCCTTGCTCGGCGCTGAAGAAATCGCTGAGGGTATCGAAATCGCATTCCATGGCTATCTCCTTGTGTCTTTGGCGGCGTATTCCCAGGCGTTGTCCGCCAGGGCGCTGATCCGCATGTGTTCTTTCTGGGTGATGACGCCGACCACTGCCAGCGCACTGATGAATCCAAAGAAGCGAGGAGCCAAAACGCTCACGCCTTCCCGGTCACCGCAGTAGCGCAAATCAGTGAGCTGCCGTCCGATCTGGCTGCGCGCAAAAGCCACATCGTGATCGCTGATTTCCATCTCTATTCCCTCCTGTTAAGCCGCCAGCTGCGCCTCTTCCATCCGCTGCGCTCTCACTACCACCTGAGAGCGTGGAGCCTCTGGACGTCGAATCGGGCGAACCTGCGTGTTGTGCTCGGCGCCTACCAATAACGCCAGCACGAGCGGGGCGATGATTCCCCGGCGCATGGCTTCGCGGCACAGTTCGCGCACTGTCGGCTGGTTGTCCAGGTTGTAGCGGGCCGTCTCGAGCTGGGTCTTGATCGTCTCCGGGCTGCACTCCATGTGCTTGGCGATCTCTTTCCGGGTGAAGCCCAGCGCTGCGTAAATCGTTGCCATCAACTGCCGAGGGGCGAGGCCTTTCCCGAGGTGGCCTTGCCATCCTTCTACTTGGATAGTGTCCATATCGTTCTCCCTATGTCGGTGTTGCTGCATTGGGGAGTGATCTGGCCGGTGCTGATCTCCGGCTTGACTGGAAGCTTCACGAGTTCAAACCTGACTCGCCTACACACAGTCCAGTCGACTAACCATCTACTCATCAGCCTGAGCATTCAGATCACTCTCCGATGCAGGCCGGGGATATCACCCCGGCACTGTCGTTTTCTCCGCACTGCCCGTTCGGGTCATTCGCTCGGTTCGGTCAGCACCTCGTCTGTTCCAGCCCCTCAATGGCTTTTCCAGTACGCCGGTCGCCGTCGAGGCAATGCGGGTTTTGTTGCGGCAAATTCTTAAAGAGCGTTCCGGGACCACCCGAGGCATCGCTGCCTTCGTTGCGCTGTGTCGCGCTTCGATGGGTGATAATCTATGCAAACATGCATAGACTGTCAATGCAGTCATGCAAATAAATATGCAAATTTTTATGCAAGCGAAAAAAAACCTGCCGGAGCAGGTTCTTGGAATCTTCAGGGCCGCCATCGGACCTCTACTACTCGGCCCATCGGCTCGATCGAGGAGACTGGCCATACCCGTTGTCGCTCGGACGCTACGCGCTTCCCGGTGCGATCATCAATATGAATGCGGACAATGCCGGCCTTTCCTTCAATTACGGCCAGCACGACCGTGCCTGGCTCCATCGAGCAGTCTGCCGAATCAAAGGTGACCTCTGCGTCCATATCGGACCAATAAGTCAATTCGCTTGGTTGCAGGTGGAGCTTTCTTGCGCAAGCCCGATCGTTACCCGCGATTGCGCGGGGCGCTACTGCTTCATAAACCGGTTGTTCCATACGGACCTCATATCCTTTCGCCGGCTACGTCATAGTGCTGGCGATATGATGCTACTGCGTCACAGAAAAAAAGCGAGGCCCACTAAAGGCCCTATTGATTACCCCGGTTATCGGCAAATCGGCCCGATCGCCAATGATGGCAACGGCAGGAAAAGCAACAGTTTTTCCGATCGGTTCCGTCTGTCGGGGTCATCACATTGTCGACAGTCTGCGGAGCCCGCTTCACTTCCAGTAACGATGGTGTATATCCATACAGTATATGCGGGAGAGTTCCCCGGCAAGCAAAGCCGCATGCTCGGAAAAGCGACGTGTAAAGAAAATTGGCGCGCACAAAAAAGCCCGCTCTAGGGCGGGCTCTGCATCGGCATTCGCGCTATAGGTAGCAGGTGGCGTTGTAGAAGACGCGCCCCACAATGGCTACCTGCTGCGTGCGAAGCATGTCAGGGGTAAAGCGCATGTCTTCCACGTCCTGATCGTAGCTGGACAAGCGAAGGCCGCCGCCTGGAATGCGATAGGCGCGCTTGATCCATATCTCGTCGCTGATCTGGACCGCATAGATCTTCCCGTCCACAACCTCGGTCGCGGCCATGTTGACACCAGCAATGGAGCCGTCAATGAAGACGGGCGCCATGGTATCGCCCTGGGTGCGTACAAATGCCGCATGCGCCTCATCTACCGAACAGCGCGCCATGTCGCTGCGCGGGATCTTGCGCGTCTCGCCAGTCAGCTCAACAGACTCGCGGCGCAGATCGCTGCTGATGCCGATCCTCCGCATGAACGGCAGCTCGACGTATGCATCGGCGCCCTCATCTGCAGCCGGAACCGATCGGCGCATGAGGTCGTCGCGGCGTAGCGGAAGGGTATCGAAATCGAGAGCCGCGTGACCGCGAAGCTGATCAGGGGTGATCTGGAAGTAGGTAGCCAGCGGGACGACCGTTTCGTCCTGTGGCCTCTTCGTCTTTCCAGTGGCAATGCGATGAATGATCGACTGGTCAACGCCGGTTTCCCGGCCCAGCGATGCAGAAGTGTGCCCTGATCGCTGCATTAGCGTGGTCAGGTTTTCTTTAATAGTGCGTTTATGCATAGCACGATTATCGCTATGCCGACGAGCATAGCGCAAATGCTGATCGGCATTGCAATCTATGCTAGTTTGCATATACTGGGTGTGGACCTCACTAGGACTGCTCCCATGACTGCCAACCCCCACCAAACCAAGATCGAGGCCATCCGCGAAGCCGGAATGACCTACACCGCCATTGCCCGCCGCGCTGGCTGCGATATCTCCACGCTCTTCCGTATTCGCCAGGGCGAAATCCCCGACCCCAAGTACTCCGTTGGCAGCGCCATCGACCAGCTCCACAGCGAGGTCTGCGCCGGAAGGCTCCCCGCTGCTTAGTAGGTCGTTGGGCTTGTTCATGTGGGTGACGTCCCTGTCTGTGCTTTCCATGTACGCATTGTTTACCACGCGGTAATGCACAGATATCACCCCGACAGGGGGTGTAGATCCAACCAGTAGTTTTTCTACAGGCAATAAAAAACCCGGGATGACGGCCCGGGTTCTTCAACAGCAACACAACTTAACGAGGCCAATTATGGCAGCACTACACACGATAAGCAAAGGGCGGTTGCGTATGCAGCTCCAAGAGATCGCTGGCGATGCAGTCGCGTTCTACCCGGCCTTCCGCAAGGTTCTGGGATTGAACGCTGCAGCCACTCAGTTCCTGTCGCAGGCGGTCTACTGGACCGAGCGCACTGAGGACGGCTGGTTCTACAAGACCACGGAAGAGTGGAATGAAGAGCTGGGTTTGACCCTTGAGGAAGTGAAGGGCGCCCGCAAGAAACTGAAGTCGATCGGCATCCTCACGGAGCAGCGCAAGGGCATCCCGGCCAAGCTGTATTACAAAGTCGATACCGATGAACTTCTCGCAGTCTTGTCTGGGGAAAAGCCACTAACTGTAGTGGTGAAAACCCCCAAACTGGAGGTGGTAAAACCCGCTATCTGTAGCGAGGAAAACCCACGATCTATTACAGAGACTACACAAGAGACTACAGCAGAGACTACTTCACTTGCGCTCGTCTCCGCTGACGCGGCGAGCAAGCGCCGGCCGAAAGCGAACGGTGAGGCTGAGCAGGCACGGCAAGAAGCCTGTCGCGCAATCTGGGGCTCCTACGCCCAGGCCTACGTTGGTCGCTACGGCGAGGCGCCTGTGCGCAACGCCAAGGTCAACCGCCAGGTTGTCGACCTCTGGAAGCGCCTTGGCGCTGAGGCGGCGCCGGTCGCTGCGTTCTTCGTCTCTATCAACGATTCGTACCTGATCCGCAACTGCCACGACTTCGGCTCTCTGCTGACCAAGGCCGAGTCCTATCGCACCCAATGGGCAACTGGTCGCCAGATGAATGGCCGCACCGCCCGCCAGCTTGAAGACACCCAAGCCAACATCAACGCCGCACAGGAAGCCGCCGCCCGCATCCGTGCCCGCGAAAACGGAGGCGTCCGCAATGACAACCCTTTCCTTCGCTGAGCAGGCACTACTGGCCGCGGCAATCGTTGCTACCGCCGAGACTCTTGGCCAGACCATGAGCGCTGCTGCGGCAGAGCTGATGGCATCGGACCTGTCTGAATACCCCGCGCCGGACATCATCGCTGCACTGACAGCCTGCCGCCGCGAACTGACCGGCAAACTGACACTGGCTGCCATCCTTCAGCGCGTACAGGCCGCAGACGGCCGCCCCGATCCGAACGAAGCCTGGTCGCTGGCCCTGGCCGCATCCGACGAGTTCGACAGCGTTGTAATGACTGAAGAAATCCAGCTGGCTCTCGGCGCCGCCCGGGCCATTCTCGACGCTGGCGACAAGGTTGGGGCGCGCATGTCCTTTCTGTCCGCCTACCAGCGCCTAGTCGATACGGCCCGCCGCGAGAATCGTCCGGTGAAATGGTCCCTGTCTCCCGGCTTTGATCAGCAGCGCCGCCTGATCGCCGTGCAAGAGGCCGGCCGCCTTGGCCGCCTGCCTGCTCCGGTAGTTCAGGAATACGTCGCTCAGCTTACTCACGAGCCCGTCACCCAGAACGGCGCCGCCATTGCTGGCCTGATCACTGGCCGAGTCGCGATGCCTACCCCAGAAGTGCGCGCGAAGCTGCAGCTGGTCAAGGCCACCGTCGAGGAGGGGCGCGCCGCGAAGGAGAAGCAGCGCCAGGACGAGATCCGCGCCCGGCAGGAGAAGTTCGAGCAGCAGCGCGCCGAGCAACTGGCCGCCATCGAATCGCTGGGGGCTAAGGCATGAACCGGACTGTCTATGAGTGTCAGGGATACTACATGCGCTCGTTCGCTGAGACGCGCTGGGCCGAAATGATGGATGCGCTCGGGATCTTCTGGCTTTACGAGCCAGCTCTCGCGCGTACCCGTCACGGCATGTACCTGCCTGATTTCTACCTGCCTAACGCCGGCATCTATGTCGAGGTGAAAGGGCCGAAGCCAAGCAGCATTGAGATCGATAAGGCTCGCGACGTCCAGGCGGCCACCGGTATTCCCGTGGTCTTCGCCTACGGCGACATGGCGCTCGGCGGCGGAGAAAGCGTAACTGGCGGCTTTCTGATGAGCCTTCCCGATACTCACGAAGCTGTTTTCTATACCAGCGAGTTCAGCCAGATCATCAAGTTTGGCCTGGGCGATCAACTATGGAAGCGCCATCTCCGCGCGGGGATCAAGCAGCCAGCCCCCTGCGCGCAATTCGCCGGAGAGATTCTGCGGGACATGCTGCTCAGCTCCATGGGCCGCTCCGCGTTTGAGCAGCATATGGAGGCTCGCCATCAAGCGCTGAACGAGGAGAGGACGCATCAGTTCCGGCAGGTAAGCAAGGCCGAATGGGCGATCCGTGCGTTCTTCGGAAGAAGCTCGATCGGGAGGGCTGCTGCATGACCACCTCCATCGGCACCGGCCGCATTCACGAAGGCCTCGACCTCAAGTGGTGCTGCGACATCTGCGGAAATCCACGCAACGGCCATAAGCACACCGCTTGCGCCAAGACCCGTCAGGCCATCTACGCGATGCCGTCTCAGCAGCGCCTAGCCGTTCATGCCCTCCAGAAGCAGGGCTTCCGCCCTCAAGCAATCACCGCGACCGGCATAGGCCTATCCCGCGGCAATGACCATCGCGTCGTCTGTGCTGACGGAAGCACCCAGCGCGGCGTAGGAGCACGGAAATGAACTTCGGATCAGTTTGCTCTGGCATCGAAGCCGCTTCCGTGGCTTGGCACCCGCTTGGTTTCCGCGCGTCGTGGCTGGCAGAGATCGAAGCCTTCCCGGCTGCGGTACTGGCTCACCACTACCCAGAAGTGCCGAACCTGGGCGACATGACCCAAATTGCCACCGAGGTACTGACCGGCGCGGTAGATGCCCCTGACGTACTCGTCGGCGGCACGCCTTGCCAGGCGTTCAGTGTTGCAGGGATGCGCGCGGGCCTACAGGACGCACGCGGTAAGTTGACTATCGAATTCGTGAGGCTCGCAGATGCAATTGACCATGTTCGGGTTGCCAGAGGAAAGCAGCCATCCATCACCGTCTGGGAAAACGTCCCAGGCGTACTTTCCGACCGAGGCAACGCCTTCGGCTGCTTTCTTGGCGCGCTGGCTGGGGAGGACTGCGAACTGCAGCCTTCAGGGAAGCGGTGGACGGACGCTGGTTGTGTGTATGGACCCAAAAGAGCAATCGCGTGGAGGGTTCTTGACGCCCAATATTTCGGCCTGGCCCAACGCCGCCGCCGTGTGTTCGTTGTGGCAAGTGCTCGAGAAGGGTTCGATCCCGCATCGGTACTTTTTGAGCGCGAAGGCGTGCGCCGGGATACTCCGCCGCGCCGAGGCGAGGGGCAAGTCACTGCCGGAACCCTTGCAAGTCGCACTGGTGCAGGCGGCTTCCCTGGAACAGACGAAGCCTGTAGCGGATATGTCCAACCAGTAGCGGCCTATTCGATCCAGGCGGGCGCGTTGCGCACGAATCCGTTGAGTGGTCCCGATGGAGTCGGCGTGCAGGTTGACCATGCGTACACGCTCGAAGCGCGGGCCGAAGTTCAGTGTGTCGCCTTCAGCTGCAAGGACCACGGCGCTGATGCTGGCCAGATCAGCCCAACGCTGCGCGCCATGGGTCACAACGGCAGCCACGCCAATGCAGGCGGGCAGGTTGCGGTCTGCGTTACTGGCGAAATCGCACACACGCTGAAAGCCGAAGGCTTCGACGCGAGCGAAGACGGCACCGGGCGTGGACAGCCGATTGTTCCCGTTCATGCATTCGATGCTCGTCAATCCGACGTTCTGCAATACGGACCTATCTCTGGGCAGCTAGACACTGGAATTCCAAACGCGACCGCGATGATTGGATCCGCCGTCCGCCGCCTGACCCCGACCGAATGCGAGCGGCTACAGGGATTCCCTGACGGCTACACCCTCGTCCCATACCGAAACAAGGAAGCCGCAGACGGCCCCCGCTACAAGGCGCTGGGCAACTCGATGGCCGTGCCCGTGATGCGCTGGATTGGCGAGCGCATCGCCCTGGTCGCGTCTGCTCAGATTCAGGAGGTTGCATAAATGTCTGACTACATGGAAATCACCGCCGCCTTCCACCAGGCCCGCACAGCTCCCGATGTAACCGATCGCGCTACTGGCCTAGAGGAGGCAGATCGTATAGGTGGCGTGGCGCTGGTACAGGCCAGGCTGCAGGGGCAGGGCGCTGAGGAATGCGAGGAGTGCGGCATCGAGATTCCCGAGGCGCGCCGTCGTGCTGCGCCGTGGGCGGTGTGCTGCGTTGAGTGCCAGGGGCTGCGCGAGGGTCGCCGCCATGCGTAACTTGCTGCCAGGTCGATACCTTTTGCTTGCGCTAGTTGCAGGCCCTGTCTCAGTCGTCGCGGTTGGTATGGCGACAGGCAGCCTGGCCCTGATGAGCCTGTTCGCGTTCCCGCTTTCCGGGCTGCTTGGGTGGCTCTCTAGCGACGCTGATAGTGAGGCGCGCCGCCATGGCTGAGCGCGTATTCAGAATCCATGAGGAGGCCGGCATCCGCTCGGCCTTCGTCGCCGCCTGGGCGCTGGTCCCGACGCTGTTCAAGAAGGCCAAGCACGGGCTGGAAGTCGTTATTCGCCCGATGAAGGACAAGCGCAGCGTGGCGCAGAACCGCCGTTACTGGCTGATGCTGCGCGAGCTCGCTGCTATCGCCTGGGTGAATGACCGTCTCTATACCGATCAGGTCTGGCACGAGCAGTTCAAGCGCCAGTTCATCGGCTGCGAGGAGCTGCCAGACGGATCGCTGCGCGGAATCAGCACGACGAGCCTGTCGGTGGACGAGTTCGGCGAGTACATGCTCCAGATCGAGCAATGGGCGGCTGAGCAGGGATGGCCGCTGCTGTCTGGCGAGTGGAGGGAGGCCGCATGACCAAGGCCGAGAAAGCCCATCTCTCCCGCGTAGCCGCCCTGGGCTGTGTCGCCTGCTACCTGCAAGGCACGCCCGGCACGCCAGCCGAGATTCATCACCCGCGCTCCGGTCGCGGCAAAGGTCAGCGTGCCAGCCACATGGACGGCATTCCGCTCTGCCCGATGCACCACCGTGGCACCGCGCACCCGGCCGTGCCGAGCATTCATCTCTCGAAACTGGCCTTCATCGAGCGCTTCGGCACCGAGGAGAAGCTGCTGCAGTTGGTGCAACAGCTGATCGATGGGAGTGTCGCCGCATGAGTATGTCCGGACACCAATCACCCGTCATGGGCACCGATGAATGGCTGACGCCGCCGGAGATTCTGGCCGCGCTCGGGGCTTTCGATCTTGACCCCTGCTCGCCGCACGAGTCCCGCCGCCCGTGGCCAACCGCCGCCGCTCACTTCTGCAAGGAAGACGACGGGCTGTCGCAGGAATGGCACGGCCGCGTCTGGATGAACCCGCCATTCGGCCGCGAGGCAATCAAGTGGATGCGCAAGTTGGCTGCCCACGGCAACGGCATTGCGCTGATACCGGCGCGCACCGAGACGGCCATGTTCTTCGAAACGGTATGGGGCGCAGCTGATGCCGTGCTGTTCCTGCAAGGCCGCCCGCACTTCCATCGCGTAGACGGCAGCCGGGCAGCGTTCAACTCAGGCGCGCCGATCTGCCTGGTTGCCTACGGGGTGGCCAACGTCGCGGCCCTAGAGCGCTCAGGCCTGGGCCAGCTTGTTCCTGTTCTGCGGAGGGCCGCATGACCGACTCCCCACTCGGCCGCGCCTGCCCTGAATGCGGCGAGCCCATGAGCAATATGCCAAGCCTGAACGCCCGCCAATGCGCCACCGGATGCAAAGAGACATTCGCGTGGAACCTTGCGCCCGGCCAGCTCCCCCTGATCGCAAACAACAGAGCCACAAGGAAGCCGCAATGACTCCAGAACTACAGGCCGTGATGGTCTTCACCTCTGCCTTCTTCCAGGTCTTCCTGCTGGGGCTCAACAGCAAGCTCCTGCGCGACGACAAGATCCCGGCAGGCTTCGTCGTGTCCTGGCTGATCACGCTGGCTCAGTTCGCCTACATCTGGTCGGTCGCCCACTCGCAGATCAACACCGTTCCGTTCCTGCTGATCTCCGGCCTGGGCGGCTCTCTGGGCATCACCTTCGCCCAGTATTTCTACCGCTGGTATGACCGCAAATTCCACCGCAAGGGAGCCGCAGCATGAGCGAGTTGAAAGCAACGAACCCGAAGGACGCAATCGGTTCGAGCAAGTTGCCGATCCACTTGTGGCCGACCACTGCTAGTGCCATGGGCTCCATTGGCCTGCTTGACGGGATGCTGAAGTACGGCCGCAGCAACTGGCGGGCATCCGGCGTACGCGCCTCGATCTACTTCGACGCCGCCAACCGCCACCTCAATGCCTGGTTTGAAGGCGAAGAGTGCGACCCGGATAGCGGCGTGCCGCACCTGGGCCATGCGCTGGCCTGCCTCGCGATCATCGTTGACGCCCAGGCAGCCGGGAAGCTCAACGACGACCGCCAGCACAAGGGCGGCTACCGCGCACTGATCAATGAACTAACCGGGCACGTCGGCCGGCTGAAAGAGATGCACGCGGACAAGGCGCCAAAGCATTTCACCATCGCGGACATGCCCGAGGCGTTCGGCCAGCAGAACACCATCGACTGCCGCACGGATGAGCAGAAGGCGGCCCAGGCATGAAGCTCTCTCGAATCGACGTACAGGCGAGGCTAGGCGATGACGGCGAGCACTACGACGGCGTTGGCCGGGAATGGCTCATTCAATCTGGCCTCATTGCCAGCAGCGGAGAGAGCGCTGATCGAAGCGGACAAAACGGCCTGCCTGATCCGGTGGAAGGTGCGAGACCTCAAGGGGCCGGAGAGACAGAGGCAGGGCAACGTCCTGCTGGCAGCTGTTCCGGAGAGTGCGCGTCCTGCCGTTGTGCAAGCGCTGAAGGCGAGGGGGAGTAGATGACTTTCCCGATCCGTAAAGCCTCGGCCCAAACCACGCTCAAGCCGGCGAAAAGTGCTGGATCGGGAAAATCCTCTGCGAGCGAGGCTGAGGGCCTTCTAGCCCTCCACCTGCGCGCGGAAGGCATCGAAGCCGTCCGAGAGTACCGCTTCGGCGCTGAAGCTTGTGGAGGGCCTGGTAAGGGCCTGCGGGATCGCCTGGCGAAAGCTGGGCTGCAGGACTGGCGCGCGGACTTCGCGCTGCTAGAGCACGGATTGCTGATCGAAGTGGAAGGTGGCGGTTGGGTAAAGGGCCGGCATAACACCGGCACCGGCTTCGCTGCCGACCTCAAGAAATACGACGCCGCTGCCCGCCTTGGGTGGCGCGTCTACCGCTGCGACCCCGCCATGATCAAGAGCGGGCGCGCGATCGAGACAATCCGAATTTTGATGCAGCAGGGGAGGCAGCCTAATGGCCGCACGCGACGAGAGACTATTGGCTTACGCAACCGACCGGCAGGCGGAGTATCTGGAGCACTACTGGCGCGAGGGGAGCATCCGCAAGGCTGCCAGCTCCCTCGGCATCCACTTCAACGCTGTGCAGAAGGGCATCAAGGCAGTTCGTGCTAAGGCCACCCTGCAGGGATACAACCCCGAGCACAACCTGGCGCGCCCCGTACCTGAGCCACTTCGCCTGCGCGGCACCTCCATGTTGTTCAAGCGCGGAGAGGAAGCGCCGGTCTTGGAGTGGCACAAGACGACCGTAGACCAGGCGATGCTGGCTCAGACCATCGAGCGTTACGTCTCGTCGTTCCTCGAAGCTGCGCCTGTACCTGTGATCCCTGCGCCGGCCGTCGATCTCGATACTGACGTGATCCCGTGGTTCCAGATCGGTGACGGCCATGTTGGGATGCTGGCCCACGCTGACGAGGTAGGCCACAACTTCGACCTGAAGATTGCCGAGCGCGAGCTGGTGACCGCCATGCACCGCCTTATCGATCGCGCGCCTGACTGTGAGCGCTGCGTGATTCAGGACATGGGCGACCTGACCCATTACCAGGACTTCACCGCCAAGAGTGAGTCTGGCCACGACTTCGACTATGACTCGCGCTACCCGAAGATGATCGACACCGCAGCGCGCATCATGCGGTCGATCGTCGATAAGGCGCTGGGCAAGTTCAAGTTTGTCGACGTCATCGTCAATCAGGGCAACCACTCCCGCTCGAACGACGTGTGGATGCGGGTATTCCTGCGCCACGTCTACCACAGCAACGAACGCCTGCATGTGCTGGACAACTCCAGCGTCTTCATCCCGTACCGGATGGGCAACACCTTCGTGATGTGCCACCACTCTGACAAGTGCCGGCCGGCGCAGCTTGCACACGTTATGGCGACCGACTTCGCGAAGGACTGGGGAGAGTCGACCTATCGCTACATCGATATCGGCCACATCCACCATCGCATGCAGAGCAAGGAGCACCCCGGCGTCACTGTCGAGTCGTGGAATCAGCTAGCGCCGGGCGACAAGTACGCACACGACGGCGGCTGGCGCTCTCGGGCCTGCCTGACCTGCGTACTGCGCTCGAAGACGTACGGAGAGAAGGGCCGCATCACGATCAGCGCTGAAGAAGTGAAAGACATCATCGACAAGGCCGTGCCGGGTGCTGAAGCACTCAAGCGCCGCGCTGTGTATTCGGTGTAGTGGCATGGAGATTATTTCCAAGGCAGACGCAATCACTCAAGGGCTGAACCGGTATTTCACCGGAAAGCCATGCAAGTGGGGGCACGTAGCGCTGCGAAGCGTTAGGGATGATAAGTGCGTGACCTGCACGCTTGAGCGTCAGAACAAGAAACGAGCCGAGGACAGGGCGCGGGCATTTCCCAATGGCCGCGACCCTTGGAAGAGCTGTGCGGATGGGATGAAAGTCTGCCGCGGATGCCGGGAAGCCAAGGAGACCTCTGCGTTTAGCCCTGACAAGCGGGCTTCGGATGGGCTGCAGTCGCGATGCAGGGATTGCTGTGCTGCTGCTCACTCGCAAAGGTATCACGCCGACCCGGCAGCTGCACGAGAGGCCCGCAAGGCCTATTACAAGGCCAACCGGCAAGCAGTGTTGCGGTGGAATAGTGAGTCTCGACAGCGCAATAGGGTGAGCGTGCTCGCTGGGAAAAAAGACTACTACGAGCGGGTAAAGCTCGATCCGGAATGGCAGGCAAAGCAGGCGGAATATCGCGCTGCGAATCGTGATGTAAAGCGCAGCTATGACCAAGCGTACCGGGCGAGAGATCCGCAGCGGGCCAAGGAGCGGGCCAACGAATGGCGAAAGCGCAACCCAGAGAAGCGCTCTGCAATCATCAAGGCATACAGCGCTAGGCGGAGGGCAAATTGTGCGGATGGTGACCCGACCGCGGTAGTAGCCGCTTGGGAGGCTGCTGCGGAAAAGGTTTGTTACTGGTGCGGCAAGGATTGCAGGGACAACTATCACATTGACCACTACCAGCCATTAGCGAGGGGCGGAAAGCACGTCATCGCCAATCTAGTAATCGCATGCCCGCCATGCAACCACCGAAAAAATGCAAAAGACCCTTACGAATTCGCCGCATCACTGGGGAGGTTGTTCTGATGAAATCCGCCGAAGAGCTTTTGACCCAATGGGGCATCTGGGTATGGCAGAAGACAGGCGTGCCCCGGTACGTCTCACCGATGCTGGCCATCATGCGCGACAACGTGCCGTGCACCCATGCGCCAGATGCTGCGATCACCGATGAAGAGGCAGAGACGGTATCGGCTGTAGTCGCCCGCTTGCAGCAGCGCTATCCCGAGGCGTCCGAGGCCGTGCACCTGTACTACTGCCACAACCGCACCATGGAGCAGATCGGCAAGCAGCTTGGCAAATCCCGCCACCAGGTGAAGGACATGCTTAGCCGAGTGCACGGCTACGTTGAGTCCGAATTCGACCGACGAATGGCGGCTTAATTTACATGTCGCGCCTGTTGACGTGTTAACGCCGATCTGGCAATCTGGCACAAATTGCGGTTTTACCGCTTCAGAAGAGCCCGGCCAATGAGTCGGGCTTTTTTGTGCCTCAGTTTCGGGCGCTAAAGGCCGTTTGAATGGCTCGCCACCATGCGCCCAACAATTTCCGGCCCCTACCTCTTACTGCTTCCTAGCTCCCTGGCGGATAGCGACGGTATGTGAGGCCGGACCTATCAACTGCCCCATGCGGGATAACCGAGATGCCCAAGATGCCCGAGAAAAGTCCCGAAGTGTGGGCTGCGGTCCTCGCATGGCTGCACGCCATTGCTCCATCCCTGTACGCCTTTGCGCTGTCCGTGACGATCGCAGTCGTTCGCGTGATCTACGGGGGCGGCAGTAAGCGCCAGATGATCCTGGAGGGGCTGCTGTGCGGCCTGCTTACCTTGGCCCTCGTGCCGCTGGTTGAGTACTTCGGCCTGCCTCAGTCCATGGCCACTTTCGTCGGCGGGTGCTGCGGCTTCGTTGGTACTGAAAAGCTCCGCGAGCTGGCTATCCGGTTTGGGGAGAAGAAGGCGAGCGCATGAAACGCCCCCTCGCCATCCTGATCATCCTCTACCTCACAGCATGCGTATGCCTGATGGTGGGGATGGAGGCGTGGAAGGCAGTAAACCGAGAGCGCGCCCATGCAAAACGTCGTAGAGCTAACCGAAAGGCAGCCGCACGTCATCATCGATGCGTCTGACGCAGTGCACCAGATACCGCACAGCCTCCTTCGTGACGTAATAGCCGGAAGGCAGCCATCCAGCATCCTGACCGAGCCCGTGTTGCAGCGGATCGTGGAGGAGTGGATGCAGAAGGTCATTGAATGACGCTCGAACGACGTTGAATGAATCGTTCGCGATAACCACCCCATGAATGAGGCCCAGCCATGGCCCTATGCGGAGCTAAGACCCGCAGCGGGGAACCATGCAAGCGGCACGCAATACCGGGTTCCAAGCGCTGCAAGTTGCACGGCGGCAAGAGTACCGGCGCGCCCGGTAACAAGAATGCGGCCAAGCCTGGATCGATCTACAGCAAGTACCTGACGGACGAAGAGCTGGCGGACTTCCATGCGGCCGAGATTGACCAGATCGACCAAGAGCTTCGGCTGACGAAGGTTCTGCTGAATCGCGTGCTGATGGCGAAGGCGGACGGCTACGACCTGCTGGCTGACCGCTACTTGGCGCGCATCGAGTCGCTGACCAAGACGCGCGAAGAGCTCGACACCAAGCGTCTGACCAACGAGAAGCTGCGCCGCGAACTGGAAGACCCGAATCAGGGCTTGCCTGAGCCGAAGCAAGTCATCATCGGGGTGGAAGATGCAAGCGACCCTGAAGCTGAATAAGCCGCAGTTCGAGTTTATCAGCCACCCGAAGAAGTTCTCAGCGTTCGTCGGCGGGTATCGAAGCGGCAAGACGTTCGTAGGCTGCGTGCGGCTGTGTATCAACGCGCTGGAGCACCCCGGCATTCCGCAGGGCTACTTCGCGCCTACCTATCCGCAGATCGCGGACATCTTCTACGACACGATACCGGGCGTTGCCGAGGCCTTCGGGCTGTTCGCTGACATCGTGCCGAGCAACAAGCGGGTGCATCTGCGCGACTCGAAAGGCCGCTGCCTGTCGACGATCGTCTGCAAGAGCATGGAGCACCCTGGCCGCATCGTCGGCTTCAACATTGCGCACGCCTTGGTCGACGAGATCGACTGCATGCCGATCAAGAAGGCTGACAGCGCCTGGAAAAAGATCATCGCCCGTATGTCGACTGTCTGGCCGACGCGCGGAGAGAACACCATCGACGTGACGACCACGCCGGAGGGGTTCAACTGGGTATATCGCAAGTTCGTCAAGGAGCTGGCCGCCAATCCGAGCCAGCGCCCGCTGTATGGCATCGTCCACGCCAGCACGCGGCAGAACGCGAAGAACCTGCCGAAGGACTACATCCCGTCGTTGCGCGAGTCGTACCCGGCCAATCTGGTCGACGCCTACATTGACGGCCAGTTCGTCAACCTGGTGAGCGGATCGGTCTATCCGAACTTCTGCCGGCGGCTGAATCACACCGACGAGACGATTCGCCCGGGTGAAGAGCTGCATGTCGGGATGGACTTCAACATCAACCGGATGGCTGCCGCTGTGTTCGTCATTCGAGACGGCGAGCCGATGCAGCTGGACGAGCTGACAAGCCTGTTCGACACGCCAGCGATGATCGCAGCGCTGCTTGAGCGATTCCCAGGCCACAAGATCACGGTTTACCCCGATGCCAGCGGCAAGAACCGCAAGAGCGTAAGCGGTAGCGAGTCCGATCACAGCTTGCTCAGGCAGGCCGGCTTCACGGTACGCGTCAACCCGGCAAACCCGATGGTTCGTGACCGGGTGCTGGCCGTCAACGCCATGTTCCTGAATGGCGAGGGCGTGCGCCGGCTCAAGGTAAACACCGATAAGTGCCCGGTAACCACTCAGGTGCTCGAGCAGCAGGCGTACAACGAACACGGAGAACCCAGCAAGGACGGCACGGAAGACCCGGCCGATGCCTTCGGCTACTTCGTCGTTCACCGATTCCCGATCATCAAGCCGGCCAAGCCGCAGACAAAATCACTACGGATGTAACGCCAATGAGCAACGACCCAAGCCAAACGATCCCGGCCGTCGATGCCATGCGCGAGGATTGGGCCATCGTTGCGCCGCTGATGGGCGGCACGAAGGCTATGCGGGCCGCCGGGCGTGCTCTGCTGCCTCAGTACCCGGCCGAAGAGGACGAGACCTACAAGGAGCGCCTGCGCCTCTCCACGCTGCTACCGGCCTACGCCGAGACGGTCAACAACATGACCTCTCGGGTGTTCGCCGAGCCGCTGCAGTTGGGCGACGACGTGCCCGAGCGCCTGGTTGAGCTGTGCAAGGACATCGATCTTGCCGGTAATGACCTGAACAGCTGGTCGGTTGACCTGTTCCGCCACGCGCTGAGCCACGGCCTCTGCCACGTGCTGGTTGAGTACCCGCGCGCCGAAGGTCTCCGCACTCGCGCAGACGAGATCGCTGCAGGGGTTCGCCCTTATGCCGTGCTGATTCGCCCCGAGCAGGTGCTTGGCTGGCGTGTTGAGGGCGGCAAGCTGGCACAGTTCCGCTACATGGAGTCGATCGAGGAGGCTGACGGCGAGTTCGGCGTGAAGTCGGTTGCTCAGGTGCGAGTCCTGGAGCCTGGCACTTGGCGCACCTATCGCAAGGCCGACAACGGCGGCGCATGGGTCCAGCACGACGAAGGCGCTACCAGCCTCGGCTACGTGCCGCTGGTCTCGTTCTACACCGGCCGCACGGGCTTCCTGACGGCAAAGCCGCCACTGCTCGAACTGGCGCACCTGAACGTCAAGCACTGGCAGTCCCAGAGCGATCAGGACAACCTCTTGCACGTCGCCCGGGTGCCGCTGCTGTTCACCTTCACCGACGACGAGCAGTTCGAGCTGGTGATCAGCTCGGGCAGCGCGACCCGCATGCCGAAAGACGGCGATGCCAAGTACGTAGAGCACACCGGGGCAGCTATCAACGCTGGCCGGGAGTCGCTGCAAGACCTGATCGAAGAAATGCGGATGGCCGGCGCCAAGCTGCTGCAGAAGGAGAAGCAGCAGACCAAGACGGCGACCCAGGCGAACGAGGAGGCGGCGCAAGAGCTGTCCCCGCTGGCTCGCATGGCCAACCAGTTCGCCGATGCCCTCGCGCAGATGCTGCAGGTGATGGCCGATTATCTCGGCCTAGGCGATGGCGGCATGGTCGAGATGCGCGGCAACTTCGATCAGGACTGGGCGCCGGAGGTATCGGTGCCTCAGCTGCTGCAGATGGCCAACTCCGGCAGGCTCAGCGATGAAACCCTGTTCACTGAGATGCAGCGGCGCGGGATCATCAGCGACGAGTACGACTGGCAGGAAGAACTTGAAAGAATTGCCTCGCAGGGGCCGGCGCTTGGGGGGATGTGATGGCAACGGCGAATGACAAGATCGTCGACGCAGCGATCAGCCACCAGATCGGGCTGCAGCGCTACGGTACCGGTATGGTCCGGCGCGTAATGGCACTCCTGAATCGAGTCGACGCCGACCTGTTTGCTCAGATGGTCATCGCCCTTGAGAAGATGCCGCCCGAGTCATTCACCGTGCAGCGCCTTGACCAGCTGCTCGTCGAGGTCAATAGGCTGAATGCCGAGGCGTACAAGGCCGCTGGAGAGGAGCTAGATAAGGCCCTGCTAGAGCTGGCCGGCTATGAGGCTAGTTATCAGCACAAGATGCTGCAGAGCGTCCTGCCTGCCCAGGTTGCCGAGGCCCTTACATTGGCCACGGTGCCGGCAAATCAGGCTTATGCCGCAGCAATGGCCAGGCCGTTTCAGGGCAAGCTGCTTCGCGAAGCCTTGAAGGACGTGGAAGCCGCTAAGGCGATCCGCATTCGTGATGCAATCCGGATGGGGTTTGTCGAAGGCGAGACGATCAGTCAGATGGTGCGGCGCATCCGCGGCACTCGAGCGCTTGGGTACGCAGATGGCTTGATGGAGATTGATCGGCGAGGCGCTGAGGCTTTGGTGCGTACCGCAGTCAACCATACCGCAAACTATGCCCGCCAGGCGGTGTTCGAGGCCAACTCGGATGTTGTTCAAGAGTGGCAATTCCTAGCCACGATCGATGGAAGAACGTCCGCGCCATGCCGCGGGCTATCTGGGAAGGTGTTTCCACTGGGGTCAGGCCCTCAGCCGCCCAGGCATTGGAATTGCAGAAGCACCGCCGTCCCGGTACTAAAGTCGGCATGGGAGGCGCTTGGACTCAGCAAGTCGGATATCGAGCCATCTACTCAGGCCTCTATGGATGGGCAGATCGCGGGGGATATCACGTACGGGCAATGGCTGCGCGGAAAGCCTGCCGAATTCCAGGACGAGATTCTTGGTGTTACCAAAGGCAAGCTGTTCCGTGAAGGCGGATTAACGCTAGACAGGTTTGTAGATTCGAAAGGTCGAGAATATTCGTTAGACGAACTGCGCAAACGAGACGCTGCCGCTTTCGAGAAGGCTGGGCTATGATGGCTCAATGACTGATAAGCCTCGACTCACCGTCATTGACGGAGTGAAAGACACGCCGCGCCAGAAGGCCGAAAAGCTGAAGAGGGCGCGTCCTGACGCTGCGCACATGCTCAGCTGCCACCGCTGCGGATCTCGTGAAGTCATCGAGACTAAGATCGGCATGATCTTCAAGAGCGGCAAGGCGCAGGGCGGGACGAAGCAGATACTGTGCGCGTCATGCTTCATGCGTGGCGAGCGCGTAGTGCTCTGCTGATCTGATAGCGACACCAAAGACCCGGCCCCGCGCCGGGTTTTCCATTTCTAGATCCTCGCTTTTGCGGGGCTTTTTCGTTTCTGGCTGCAGCTAGGAGGCATCCGAAAGCGCTTTCCCTGGAGCGTTGCTGCGGCCGATCTATTCCGGGGCTATTGCAGGGGATACCCATGAACAACATCGTTCCTTTTCACTACCAAGGCCAGCCGGTGCGCTTCAATAGCGAAGGCTGGTTGCACGCAAGCGCAATCGCTGAGAAGTACGGCAAGCGCTTGGACCATTGGCTTACCAACGCCGGAACTCTTGAATATGTTCGGGCGCTGGATGAGGTCATATCGGGGCGGGAGTCCGAAATAGTAGATACCCGGAAAAGCGGGTATGTAAAAACAAGCCGCGCGCGGAGCGACCGAGGCGGCGGCACCTGGCTGCACCCGAAGCTGGCGGTGGCGTTCGCGCGCTGGTGTGATGCCAAGTTTTCAGTCTGGTGCGACCTTCACATTGACGCGCTCCTGCGTGGCGAGCTGACTGAAAAGCAGCAGTTTGACCGAGCCTGCAAGGCTCTGTCCGACGCAAGCGATATCGCTAGCTTGAGCGGAAAAGAACTTGCCAAGTTCCGCTGGCGCAAGCCTGGTCTGATTGCCCAGGTCGAGCACTGGCGCGAACAGCTTCAGATGACACTTGGGCTTGAGGCCGCATAAGGCCTGCCCAGCCAAACACACCGCCGCATGGCGGTTTTTTTATGCCCGCAGTTTCGGATGGGACGGGGCGCCACCGGGCCGGATGGCTCAACGCAATGGCCGGATGGCCGGAGAAAGACGAGATGAAACTGAAGACCGTAGAAGTCGATGGCAAGCAGTACGCCGAAATCCAAGACGGCAAGCCCGTTTACGTTGAGGACGACGGCAAAGAGGTTGCCTTCGACGCGGTTGGCACCCGGGCGACCATCACCCGACTGAACGCCGAAGCCAAGCAGCACCGCGAGCGCGCTGAGACTGCCGAGAAGACCGCAAAGGCCTTCGAAGGTATCGATGACGCCGGGGCAGCCCGCAAGGCTCTGGAGATCGTCGCAAATCTCGACGCGAAAAAACTGGTGGATGCCGGTGAGATCGAGAAGGTGAAGTCGGAAATCAGCAAGGCCTTCCAGGCTCAGCTGGACGAAGCCAACGGCAAGGCGCAGACCCTCGAGCAACAACTGTACGGCGAGAAGATCGGCGGCAGTTTTGCTCGTTCCAAGGTCATCGCCGAGAAGCTGGCTGTCCCGGCAGACATGGTGCAAGCCACCTTCGGGAATCGCTTCAAGATCGAGGAAGGCAAGGTTGTTGCCTATGACGCCAACGGCAACAAGATTTTCAGCCGTGCGCGCCCTGGTGAGCTAGCCGACTTCGATGAAGCGCTGGAAACCCTCGTCGACGCTTATCCCCACAAAGACCACATCATAAAGGGCACTGGCGCCAACGGCGGCGGCGCTCCTACTGGTGGCGGTCAACCCCCCAAGACCAAGGGCAACTTCGGTGGCGGCAAAGAGGATCGCCTCGCAGCCATCAAGGCCCTAACCGCACAGAACTGATAGGAGGCCCGAATGGCCCTTTCCGATATGAAGGTGTTCAACGAATACCTCAAGAACGCCACCATCGAAACTCTGGCCCAGGACGTTGAGAAGTTCAACGCTGCCTCGGCCGGCGCCATCCGCCTGACCACGCAGGGCATCGACGGCGACTTCCTGCAAGAATCCTTCTGGGCTGGCCTGCATAGCGCCCAGCGCCGCGTCGATCGCTACGCCGCCAACGGCGCCCAGTCGGCAACCGCGCTTTCCCAGAAGCAGTACGACGCCGTCAAGGTGGCCGGTGGCTTCGGCCCGATCCTCTGGGAGCCGTCTCAGCTTTCGTGGATTCAGAAGAGCCCGGAAGAGGCGCTGGAGGTCATCTCCCGCAACCTGTCCGAGGCCATCGTCGCCGATCAGCTGAACACCGTACTCGCCGCTCTGGTCGCTGCCATCAGCAACCAGGCTGCTGCGACGAACGATGTGTCGGCAACCGCTGGCATTACCTACTCCGCCATCAACTCCGCGCACGCCAAGTTCGGCGATGCTTCCGGCCGTCTGGTGGCGCAGGTGATGAACGGCGTGACCTTCCACAAGCTGCTCGGCCAGAACCTTGGCAACGCTCAGCAGCTGTTCCGCGCCGGTGACGTGACCATCGTCGACATTCTCGGCAAGGCGGTAATCGTGACTGATGCTCCGTCGCTGTTCGAAGCCGGCACGCCGGACAAGCAGAAGGTGCTTTCGCTGGCCGATGGCGCTGGCATGGTGATGGACGGTTCCGACCTGATCACCAATATCGAGACCAGCAACGGTAAGGGCCGCATCGAGACGACCTTCCAGGCCGACTATTCCTTCGGTCTGGCGTTGCGCGGCTATACCTGGGACACCGCCAACGGTGGCAAGTCTCCGACCGACGCCGAGCTGGCCACCGGCTCCAATTGGGAACTTGTGGCCAACTCGATCAAGGCTTCGGCCGGCGTCATCACCATCGGCGACGCTTCCAAGTAACCGATAGGGGCGGGCTCCGGCTCGCCCCGTTTCTCTGGAGGATGAAATGTCCGAGCAGAAGATTGCATACGTTGAGCATCCGGTTACACCGGAACGGAAGGCCGAGCTGCGCGCTCAGGGCTTCAAGATCATCGACGCTCGATTCGCGCCGCCTGGCGAGGTGGTCGAGCCGCAAGACGAGGCGCCCAAGCCGCGCGCCCGCAAAACCAAGCTAGAGCCGACCGAGGCCGAGTAAATGACCGAATACATCACCATCGCGCAGGTCGACGGCCTGCTGGGGTCCGACTGGGCTGCCGAAGACAAGAAGGCCCGCGCGGTGCTGATGGCTAACACCTGGCTCAGCGCAAAGCCGCTGCCGGCGTTTGACGAGGTTCCCGCTGCGGTTGTGCAGGCCGGGGCAGAAGTCGCGCGGGAGGCGGCCGCAGGGGCGCTCTACGGGGCATCAGAAACCGGCGTGCTGAGCAAGTCCGTATCTGCTGACGGCGTGTCGAGCAGCAAGACCTATGCGAGCAATGCCCGCAAGGTCACCGCAGGCGAAGCGTTCGCGCTGGCCCTGTTGGCTCCGCTGCTCGGCCCGGCCAACCAGATAAAGATGGTTCGGGGGTAGGTATGGGCTTGCGCGACGAGCTGACCGCCGATCTGGCGGAGGCGTTCGATACTGACCTGGCTGATGCGGTGACCGAGTTTCAGGCGGTCCACCACGGACAGGGCGGCTATGACCCCGTCACCGGTGCCGTGACGCCTGGCGACGAGCCCTACAGCGGGCGCGGCGTAATCGGCGGGTATCGGGCCGAGGAGATCGACGGAACGCTGATTCTGGCGACGGACAAGAAGCTCACCGCTTTGCAGGCTGAAGTAAGCCGCCCCCCGAAGGGAGGCGACACTATCGCCGGCATGCGGGCGCAGAGGGTAGAGCAAGACCCGGCAGGGGCAACCTGGCGTATACAGCTAAGGGGGTGACAGTGGGATTCTCTGACGACGTTCGACGCTTCACCACCAAGACGACAGATGCGCACAACAAGATCACTCGCGTGGCCACGCTTGAGCTTTTCAGCGGGGTTATCAAGGCTACGCCTGTTGATACAGGCAGGGCGAGAGGGAATTGGCAGACGGCCCCTGGTTCGCCGGTAGCAGGCGAGACGGATCGATTAGACAAAAGCGGCGTTGAGGCAATTGCCGAAGTCGAGGCGAAAACCCCGCAGGGCGCCGGGCAAGTGACGTACCTGAGCAACAACCTGCCGTACATCATGAAGCTTGAAGAGGGCAGCTCCAAGCAGGCGCCAGAAGGGATGGTCCGCAAGAACATGGACCGCGTGCAGCGCATGGTAGAAACCGCTATCCGCAAGAACAAGGTGTGAGCCATGTCCGAGACGAAAATCAACGGCGTGCTCGTCTCTGCCTACCTCGCCTCCGGCGTCATGCCGCAGGCCCGGACGGCTTTCGAAGGCGTCACGTTCGAACCTGTAACGGGGCAGAGCTGGGCGCGGCTGACCGGCCTGCCCAGCGGGCGCGCACCGGCAGCCATGGGTTCCGATGCGCCGCAGGAGTGGACCGGAATACTGCAGCTCGACGTATTCCACCCGAAAGGCACCGGTACCGGCCCGGTCCTGGCTGACGCGGACAAGGCGTTGGCGTTTTTCACCCCTGGGAAGCGGCTCGAGTATCAAGGCCAGCGCGTTCTGATCCGGCGCGCCGAACGATCCCCCATACGAACCGAAGATGTCTGGCAGTCAGTCAGCGTCAGCATCTACTGCACCGCCTGGACTTTCCCGGCGTAAACCCAACACGAAACACCCGCAGCCCGCCTTGAGCGGGCTTTTGCATTTCTGGAGATAGCAAATGCCCTATGCACAAGGCGTCAATCAGAACACTTACATCAAACTGGAGGGCGTCGGCGGCACTCTCGACCCGGCCGTCGCCTGGATTCCGCTGCGTCTCATCACCAATGGCCTGAGCCAGTCGGTCGAGGAGTTGGAGTCCGACGAGGCGCTGCCCGGCCGCCATATGGCAGAGTCCCGCAGCGGCGTCTCCAGCGTGGCCGGCGACCTAGAAGCCGAACTAACCTACGGCACCTTCGATATGCTGCTGGAAGCGGCTTTCCACGGCACATGGACCGCCAACGTCCTGAAGACAGGCTCTACTCGTCGCAAGTTCGCGATCCTCAAGCACAACGAAGATATCGGCCGCTGGCTGATCTATCGCGGATGTGAAGTTGGCACCGTCGCCATCGATTGCCCGCTTCAAGGCAAGATCGGCGTGACCTTCTCAATCATTGGCACGAAGGAAGAGGCCTACGTCTTCGACGGCGTGACCGAGAGCATCGCGGATCCGACTGATACCGTGATGATGACCACATTCGAGGGCTCGCTGCTGGAAGGCGGCACTGGCCTTAACCACGCCACGGCGCTGAGCCTTACGCTGGAGAACGGGATGGAGGCGATCTACCGCCTGTTCTCCCGCGATGCATATGACATCAAGCTAGGCCGCATCAACGTGAACGGCTCGCTCTCTGCCTACATCGAAGACGACCGCCTGAAAGCCAAGTACCTTGGCGAGACGAAGACACCGCTGGTTGTGACCCTGACCGACGGTGACAACAGCTACGAGATCAGCATGACCCAGACCAAGCTGACCACATCGAGCGAAGAAGGCAGCGGCGACGATCCGATCATTCAGTCGTACGACTTCCGGGCCTTCAATGACCAGGCGGTCGACACTGAGATCACCATCACCCGTATTCCGGCGTAAGGGGTTCGCATGAAACCGAGTGACTTCTTCACCCGGGCCAAGGCGAACGAGGGGGAGCGCATGCCGCTCTCCCTGCCTGACGGCACGCCAACGGATGAGTGGCTGCAGATCAGGGGTGTCGACTCTGACGAGTTCCGTTTCGCCCTGGACGAGTTTCGGCGCGAGCTGCTGGTCCTTTCCTCGCTGAAGGATGAAAACGAAAAGGCGGAAAAGACCGAGACCGCTCGGCTGAGGCTGAATGCCGCGCTCGTGATTGGCTGGTCATTCGAGGCAGAGTTCTCCGAGGCTGCGCTTCTGGAATTCCTGCGCGAATCGCCATACATCGCGGCAGAGGTTGACCGGTTCGCGAGTGACCGCCGCCGTTTTTTTGGGAAACGCTCGACGGGCTCGCCGAAGGACTGATCGCGCACGCCGAGCATCAACTAGGACTGCTGCGGCCGGCAGGACCAAGGCCGAAGAAAGGGCCGGACAAGCGCATCACCGTCCGCGCGCAGCTGGAAGCCATCGCGGAAAAGACCGGCAAGCGTCCGTCTCGCCTCGATGGCCCGCCGTGCCCGCCTGAGCTGGCCTACGTGTGGGAGTGGTACTGCTCAGCCAGGCCGATTGGCTCTCTGGTCGAGCTAAAAGCGTGGGCTGACCTCTACGGTCACGCGCTGAAGCCGCACGAGATCATGCTGTTGCGCCGGCTGGCATCAGTTGAGGATCGCGTGGCGCAGGCTTAGTGCTAGGATTCGGCTACCACAACAGGGAGTCGAAACATGCATCGAGTGATTCTTGCTGGCATCGCATGCGTTGCGCTTGCTGGTTGCTCACTGCCGACCACGGACATGATGAACAATCAGTACATGGATCATTCCGCTGAGCCTGTCCCGGCAGGAATGGCGGGAGACTGGACCGGAACATCCGGGCCTTATCTGGTTACTCTGCGGCTAAATGCGGACGGGACTGGCGCGCTGTGCAACTCCTACGGCGCGAGCAACTATCTGCAGGCTGCAAAGTACCAGGGCGGAACGCTGTATGTGCAAGATGGAGCCAGGCTTGGCCTTACGCACAGCGGAGAGACTATCGTTGGGATGGCGCCGTACTCTGGATCAAAGCCTATCCGATTCGTTCGCGATGAAGGGTTAAGACAAGCGCCGCCCTATTGCAGAACGGCGCTGTAGCGTCAACAAGACAAGCAGAGCCCGCCTAGCGCGGGCTTTTTCATGCCCGGAGACTTGCATGACCGTTAAGAAACAACTGAGCCCGTCAGACTTCTTCACCGTTCCAGCTGCAAGCGAGGGCCGAAAATTGTTCCTCGCGCTACCGGATGGCAGCGAAACCGACCAGTACCTCACCGTGCTGGGCATCGACTCTCCCGCAGCACAGCAAGCGCTGAAACATGCGTCTCAAATCATCCGCGATGCAGCTGAGACTGGCGATAGCAAGGCGCAGAGCACGGATATAGGCGAGCGCGCCGACCTGATGTTCCGCGCATCGCTGGTTATCGGCTGGTCCTTCGAAGCCAAATGCTCGCCTGATGCCGTTGCCGAGCTATTACGCAACAACCCACAGCTGGCAATCGCGGTAGAGCAGTTCGCAGCTGACCGTCGACGCTTCTACGGGGGCAAGCCTGCACGATCCTAAGCGCTCTCGCATAGCAACAACAGGCCACACGGCCGTATCAACTGGAGTAGACCATGGCCGAATCAGCTCGCCTGATTATCAGCGTTGACAGCCGACAGGTGCAAAGCGCTGACCGTGCGCTTGGCGCATTGGGTCGCACATCGTCGGCCGTCGCCAGCGCTATCTCGGCAGTGACTGCTGGCTTTGGCGTGCGCGAGTTATACCAAGCCTCCGAGGCCTACCAGACCATCACCAACCGTTTGAAGTTGGTGACTCAAGGAAACGAGGGTTTGGCGACGGCGCAGGCGGCAGTATTCGATATCGCGCAGAAGTCGGGTCAATCGCTGACCGCGACCGCAGAGCTGTATCAACGTATCGCGCAGAATCAGGATGCGCTGAAGTTGTCCGGTGAAGGCGTGGCCGGCATTGTCGATACGATCAGCAAGGCGATGGTGATAAGTGGCGCGTCCGCATCCAGCGCCCAAGCCGCACTGATTCAGCTCGGACAGGCGTTCGCCTCCGGCACACTGCGCGGCGAAGAACTGAACTCGGTCATGGAGCAGGCTCCGGCTCTGTCCCAGGCCATCGCTAAGGGTATGGGCAAAACCGTTGGCGAACTCCGCGCACTGGGCGCCGAAGGCAAGCTGACAGCTGATGCCGTGGTGCAATCGCTGCAAACGCAAGCTGGCGCAGTCGATGATTTGTTCGGCCAGATGCAGGACACCATGGGCACCGGCCTGACGAGGATAAGCAACTCGTTCACCAATCTCGTCGGCAAGATGAATGAGGTGTCAGGCGTAAGCGCATCGATTGCCGGGTCGTTTACTTCGGCATCGAGCGCCATCGACAGCCTGACCGAGGATGCCGACTCGCTTGCAACTACAGTCACCACCGTTGGCGCGGTGATGTCCGGCGTTGCTGCTGGCGGCGCAGTACTGCTCGCGAACAAAATCATGGTCTCGGTTGTTGCGTCTCGCGCAGCCCGCGCAGCGAACATAGCTCAGGCTGAGTCGGCGCTACAGAACGCGATTGCCAATCAGCGCGCCGCGCAGACTGCGGTAGTCCGTGCGACAGCTGAGGCTCAGGCCGCACGCGGTACGGCTGTACAGACGCAGATGTCTATTCAGTTGGCTCAGGCGCGCATGCGAGAGGCCGCAGCTACTGCAGCCGTAACCGCCGCTCAGACCGGGCTGCGTACCGCATCAGCCGGAATGCTGGCAGTACTGGGCGGCCCGGTTGGGCTGGCATTGCTGGTAGGGGCCGCCGCCAGCTCCCTCTATGTATTCAGGGATTCCGCGAAGGATGCGCGCCCCCCTGTAGATGCGCTCGCCGGATCGGTCGACGCTCTCAGTGACGCATCAATACGCCTTGCCAGGATTTCCGCTAAAGAACAGCTTGCCCAGCTCGCTGAAGAAGCGCGAACCCTGGAACGGAACGTAACGAGCGCGCGCGATCTGATGAATCGCGGGTTTGTCCAGCCGGACAGTCGATATCTGGACCGGCTGGAAAAGGAAGAGGCCCAGCTCCAGAAAAACAAAGAGGAAGTGTCCGAGCTCCAAAAACGAATAGAAGACCTGGACAACGAGCAGGACCGCAGAGAGAAAAGCGGCCCGCCGAAGCCGCCGCGAAGCAGCGGCGATAGCGGAGAGGATGCAAAGAAGCTTGCCAGCGCCTACGACTCTGCAAACGAATCCCTGTCCCGCCAGGTCGCACTTTACGGCCAGACCGGCGAGGCCGCTCGAGTTCGCTACGAGCTAGAAAGCGGGGCTTTGAAAGGGATTGTCGAATCGCAGGCCGATCACCTGATGAACCTTGCTCGCGAGCTCGACGCCAAGCGCGACCTGAGCGAGCAGGAAAAAATCCGCATCGACATCCTGCGCGAGTCAGGCCAGCTGCGCGCCGCCAATGACGCGCAGTTCCAGCTCGAGTACGCCGAGAAGATCGCCGAGTACGAGCGCCAGGGCAACGTCGAGGCTTTGCAGCGGCTGGAAACGCTGCGCCGCATTCGTGAAATCCAGATGAACGCTGATCAGGCGCCAGGCACCGTCGAGGGCGTGTCGCAAGCGCCAGGAACTCGCGGTGTCGATGCCGTTATCGGCGGAGCGGGCGGCGAGCTAATCAAACTGCAGGAGGAAGCTGTAGCGCTTGAGCAGTGGCGCACGACCGAGCTTGAGAAGCAGCGCGGATTCCTTGAGGCGAAAGCCATCACCGAGGAAGAGTACGCGACCCGCATCGCCAACATTCATGCGCAGCATCAGCAAGAGGTCAGCGAGATAGAAGCGGCCCGGCAGCAAGTGGCACTGGCAGGCGCAGCTGATCTCTTCGGAAACCTTGCGGGCCTAACGGCTCAGTTCGCCGGCGAGCAGTCGAGCCTCTACAAGACGATGTTTGTCGCGCAGAAGGCGTTCGCGATTGCTCAGTCGATGATTGCTATCCAGCAGGGTATAGCACTTGCCGCCGCCAACCCGTGGCCTCTCAACCTGGGCGCAATGGCCTCCGTTGCGGCGGCCACGGCCGGGCTTGTTTCCAACATCGCATCGGTCGGCATGTCGTTTGACGGAGGCGGGTATACCGGCAACGGCCCGCGCAGCGGTGGCCTCGACGGCAAGGGCGGATTCCTCGCAATGATGCATCCGCAGGAAACCGTCATCGATCACACCAAGTCTGGCGGCAATAGCGGGTCTGGCGGCGGCGTGATGGTCAACGTCAACCTGGTTGAAGACGCGAGCAGGGCCGGCACAGTCGAGAAAAGCCAGAATCCAGATGGCTCATGGGATGTGACGGCATTCGTCGCTGACCTGCACGGAGACGGCCCGGCTGCTAGGGCGATCAGTCAGTATTTCGGAATCCAGAAGGTGGGCAGATGATCGAGTATCCCGCAGAACTGCCTTACCCTGACCTTTCCGGCTACTCGCTGGAGCACGCACCGAATCTGTCCCGCACAACGATGGTCAGCGGCCGGGCTCGCCAGCGCCGCAAGTACACCAGCGTTCCGAGTTTCGTGACGCTTTCCTGGGGGATGCCTCAGAAAGAGTTCGAGCTGTTCGAGGCCTGGTTTCGTTGGGAGCTGAAAGAAGGGCAGGAGTGGTTTACCGGCTGGGCTCAGACTGGCGGGCCGACGAAACAGACCGTCATGCGGTTTGTGGGCTCCGACTCTTCTCCGGCCTACACCGCGCGCATGGATGGGCCCGACTACTGGCGTATCAGTTGCCGCCTTGAGATCCGCGAGAAGCAGACCTTTACCGACGGCTGGCAGCACCTGCCGCAGTACATCCTGTTTCCGTCAATCCTCGACCTTGCGCTAAACCGCGAATGGCCCGAATCGAAATACCAGACTTACATGGGCGCTTTCGATGAATCTGTAAACGAGGAGTGGCCGCAATGAGCGTGCTTGAGCAGGTGTATGCCTCGGGCGGCGACGTGATCATTCACACGCTGGAGATTACGTGCGCTGCGTGGGCTGAGCCGATCCTGCTGTGCGAGGGGTTCGAGAATCAGTCGGTGATCGACGAGAACGGGCGCCCGCTGACCTTCGAGGCGGCAGCCTTCCAGCTCGCCGAGCCAGAGCGCAGCAACCGCGGCAGTCAGACGCTCGACTTCGCTGTCGATGGCGTCATGGGCGAGGCGCAGAAGCGGATCGACGCGGCGCTAGAGGCAGAGGAACGCATCACGCTGATCTACCGGAAGTTTCTCGCCAGCAACCTTTCCGAGCCGGCCGAACGCCCGTATCGAATGACGATCCTCGGCGGTGAGATGAATGGCTCGACGGTCCAGCTGCAGGCCGGGTTCTTCGACCTGATCAACCGGCAGTGGCCGCGTGACGCTTACTCCACGACGTTCTCCCCTGGCCTGAGATACCTCTAATGCTCGAGCAATACCTATTCGCCCGTTACGTGGACGGCGGGCGAGGTGAGGTCGTGGGCGGCGTTCGGGAATTTGACTGCTGGGGGCTCAGTTGCGCTGTGCGTCAGGAGCTGCTTGGCCTGCCACCACTGCCCGATGCCGGCGTGATCAGTCGTCACCGGCTGCGCGAGTCCGCCAAGTCCTACCGGGTCTATGCCGATCTTCTGCCGGAAGGGCCGCCAGTGCCAGGCGCCTTGGCCGCCGTCATGAGCGGCGAGCTATGTACGCACGTCGGCGTCGTCCTTGAGCTGGACGGGATGCTGGCAGTGCTTGAGATCAACCCGAAAACCGGCTGCCGCTGGCTCCGCATCGCCGACTTCGAACGCACCTACTACCGAGTGAAATACCATGCCGATCGAGATTTACGCGAGCAAGTTTGCGGCAGAGCCGGCTGAGCGCCACTACACCGTCAATCAGACGAGCGTGGCGGACTGGCTGCGCGAAAACGTGCCGAGCTTCGAGGTCCGAGAAAAGGCACCGATCAGCGTGATGATCAATGGCCAGGTGATTGATCCGGCCGCTTGGGATGACGTTGAGTTCGATTGGTGCGACCACGTCTCGATTTGCGCCGAGCCCAAAGGCAGCACACTCGAAACGATCTTCCGGCCCGGCCCGCTGGCTAAGCTCTTTGGCTTGGGAAACCCATTTGCCCAGCCCAAGCTGCCTACGACTGGCAATGGGCCAGGGAAGGGTCGGGACATTGAACTGGCCGCCGTCAAGGGCAATCAGGTCTCGCTGAATGCGGTGATTCCTGAGATCGCTGGCCGAGTGAAGCGCTACCCAGATTATCTGCTTCCTGCGCATCGATATTTTGGAGCGCCCAGAGAGCAGTGGATCGAGATGCTGTTGTGCGTCGGTAAGGGTGAGTACGAGATTCCGGCAAGCCGAATCCTTGTCGGCGATACGCCGATCATCTCTCTTGGGCAAGACGCCTCATATACGATTTACGGACCAGGGGCTGACCTTTCTGCCGAGCCAATTGCGCAGTGGTGGCATAGCGCTCCCGAGATTGGTGCCACCTCGGGCGGGACGGCCGGCCTTGAACTGACCACTACCACAGCGCTGGACCCTGTGGCCCGCGCATCCTCCTACATTTTTAGCGGAGACACGGTAACAATCGTTCAGGGCGCAGGCTCATTCCCCTCTGGGTGGGCGGCCGGGATGATCGCTCGCATCGTTGTCCCATATCCGTACACCATCGACGACGGAGTTGGGCAGGGAGAGCGTGACATTATTCGTGGCGACATAGCGCAATTAGGCCTCGTTGCCGGCGATCTAATCGAAATAGCCGGTGATAATGCTGGCAACTACATAGTGCATGCCGTGGATTCCTCATCTGGCACCATGACGCTAAATTACGCTGACGGAAGTCCTGCGAGCGCGCTTGTAGTCGGCGCAGTTAAGATGTCAATCGCGCCGCGAGGGCTAAAGTATCGGCTGACCTCAGCAAGCGGCTCTATGCTGTCAGTGTCGCGCTTGACGGCTTCTGGATCGGATGACGCTACTTGGCCAGGCTTCAGCGACATTACATCAGATAGCGCACTTATCGTGCTTGATCAGTCAACACAGGAAGGCGACTGGACAGGACCTTTTGCGGCCTGTCCGGAAGGTGAAGTGACCAGTTCTATTGAGTGGGACGTGTTCTTCCCTGCGGGCCTCATATATATCGGACCTGACGGATGGATCGCGCCGAGCTGGAGCGCCACCGTTGAACTCCAGTATCGCGACATAACAACGGCCGGTGCATGGACCAGCGTAGTGCGGACATACTCAAACCGCACGACAGACCAGATCGGCTACACGGAAAGACTGACATTCTCTTCGGCGATCCGGCCGGAGGTAAGGATGCGTCGGATTGGCGCAAAGTCCAAGGAGTCCAGCACGCAAGATGGCGTGCAGTGGTTTGGTCTGCGGTCGCGCCTGAACGCGCCGACCAGCTACGAAGGCGTCACAGCGATTGCTGTCAAACTGCGCGGAGGCGAGCGGCTAGCAACGCAATCGGAGACCCTGTTCTCTGTCATCGCCACCAGAAAACTTCCTGTGAGATCTGCCGGCGCTTGGACGAGCCCGGTGGCAACAAGGGACATAGCCCCGTGGGTGGCTCATGTGGCGAAGTCGATCGGGTACACGGACGATGACCTCGATCTCAATGAGCTAGACAGGCTGGATGCGATATGGAAGGCGCGAGGCGACGCATACGATCGGGTCGTAGATTCTGCATCTACCGTCAAGCAGTCATTGCTTGATGCACTGACAGCAGGGTTTGCCGAGTTCACTATCGACCGCGGGCTGATTAGACCTGTGCGAGACGAGCCGCGCACGGTGATGGAGCACCCCTACACGCCGCAGAACATGACAAAGCCATTGACGCGCCAGTTCTCTGCGCTAAAGCCGGACGACTTCGACGGGGTTGACGTCGAGTACGTCGACAGCCGCACCTGGCAGAAGGAGACGGTCCAGTGCCGCCTGCCTGGTGATGCTGGGGCTCGCGTCGAGAAGCTGAAGCTGGATGGCGTGACCGGGAAGACCCAAGCTTGGCGGATCGGGATGCGGCGCCGGATGGAGCAGAAATATCGGCGCTGGTCGTACAGTTTCGGCACCGAGCTAGATGCGCTGAACAGCCGCTATCTCAGCTACGTGCCGTTGCTGGACGACGTGCCGGGCTACGGCCAAAGTGCCCTGATGCTGAGCTACGACAACGGCATCATCGAGTCGTCCGAGCCGTTCGACTGGTCGGCTGGCGGCGCGCATGTGGTCGGTATTCGCCGTCCTGATGGCACGCTCTCTGGGCCATACGCCGCGACGCGCATCGATGAGTATCGGCTGTCGATCACCGGCTTGGACTTTGAGCCCGACACCTCGTGGAGCATCGAGCCGCCGCATCTGCTGTTTGGCCCGGTCAACCGCTGGAGCTATCCGGCGCTGATCACATCGATCAACCCCAGCGGCACCGATAGCGCGTCAGTCGAGGCAGTGAACTACGACGCCCGAGTCTACCAGTACGACGATTCACAACCCGCCTAACAACTAGCCAACACACATATCGGACACGGCCCTAACGGACGCCGTGCGGATTTGCACGCCTGGAGTAAACGCATGACATTCAATACCGGCAAACCAGTCCCGAGCACTGACCCCCGCGACCTTTACGACAACGCTGAGAACCTCGACAAGCTGGTCAACGGCGCCGATCCGTTCTACGCCGACCGGAAAGGCGTTCTGCGCGAGTCGTGGGCCGGCATGGAAAACAGCTTCAGCAATGCGCAGGAAGGCCGCGAAACCGCGTTCACCCTGAGCCAGGCAGACAAGGAAGGCCGGTTCCAGGCGTTTCTGGTGTCGTCCGGCTATGTGAGCAAGGGTGACTATGCCGCCAATGTCGTGCTGGCTGAGCGCAATGAATATGTGGCTGTCGATGCGGCGACTACCGGCACGACCGCCGGTCTCTATCGGCCGAACGCAGCGGCCACGCTTCCGCTGGCCCTGACTGGCACCTGGGCGACCGATTCGGCCAATCTCGTGCTGCTTGGGGATGACGTGCTGCGGCAGGAGCTGGCGGGCCCGTATGGCGCTGCGATGATTGGGAACGGCGTCGTTGCCGTTGGCACGGTCGACGAGCTATTCGGTATTCCAGCAGAACAATTGCGGGATGACCTGTCATATTCGGTTTCTGGCGTCATGTTCCGGTATGACGGGGCATCGCTGGTTAACGTCAGCGGGTTCATCACGGCGGAGGCATTTGGCGCCGCTTTCGACGGAGTTACTTCGGACACGTTACCGCTGCAGGATGCAATTGAATACGCCGACGCTGAGAACGTTCCGCTGATTACGTTCAAGAAGCAATGCTTCCTATCCGAGGCCGTTGCGGTAAAAAGCATTACGTGGCACTCGTACGGCACAGAGTTCATTACGCAGGTCATAGGAAAGCCAGCGCTTGCTGTGTTTAATACCGCGCCAAAACTACTGGGCGTGTTCCGCGTGACGGGGGTTTACGACGGCACCCAGGCATTCCCTGCCGCAGTTTCTACTACTGACCACGCAGTTGGCTCTTACGCAAAATCTGTGCTGGACTTCATTTACGGAGACATCCCTTCCTCCTCATCCGATTCTGGAATCTTGTTCCGGTTTACAGCTAAGCAGTCAGGCATTCGCGTTGGGGAGGTCCACGCGAAACGACACGGAACAGGTGTTTACTGGCTCTCAAGCTCCGCCACCGCTGCTGAATATACAGCCGACACCGAAATAGAAGCCATATATCACGAGGATGTTTGGTGCGGCATTGTATTGTTTGGCGCCAACGGTTTCCGCTGCAAGACGGTGAAGGGGTCGTACTTCCGAAGAGCTGCGCCACTCGGCGCAGATCCTGCGCACTGCGTATACCTCGGGGATCGGAAAAACCCCTATCGCAGTGAAAATATCCTGTTCGATCACGTTGAGAACGTAGTAACCGCTACCAGCCCAACAGACAGTGTTGTTACGGTGAAGGGGGCTAACAAAGTCCTGATCAAGACGTTGATCGCAAATGATGTGGCAGCGGGCAACACCATAAATGGCGAATGTCGAGTAAATAATTTGTATTCGTATGCAACAAACAAAGTAGTTGATTTCTGTTGGATTTCGGATAATAACTCTGAGGCTGGAGCATGGTCGCGTGAGGAGGCGGGGACATCCGTCTGCGAGATTGATAACGCTGTAATCGTAAACAACACCGGCCGAGGTTCAGATGTTCTTGGCTCGCAGAAAATTGCATTGTTTGCATGCTACGGCGGTTCAAGATTGCGCGGTACATACAGTGCGGTTCGCGTGCGCAACCTTGATGCAGTTCTTTCAGGTGTCAAGCCGATGCACGTTTCTGTTCAGGAAAGCGACGAGATATCCATAGCTGGACGGGTGAGGTACGAGAGCAATCTGGCCGACCCTGCGCTTTACAACTACGGAGACAATAGCGGTTCATTTAACTCTTGGGCCATGCTGTATCCGTGCATTTTCTTATGGGAAAATGATACAGCCACTCAAAAAATACACCTTCTGATTGAGGGCTATAGATGGGCAATCGGATCGTCTCATTCTAATATAGACGCTGCGTTTTCGTGCGTTCCAAAACTCCGCAACCCATCTGAAGTTGTGGCTGTTGGAGACATACGCATGTACCAGGGGGCCTATTATTCCGCAGGCACCGCAGGGGTATCCTCCGGTGTGACGTGGACTCCGTACCCATTCAGCTACTCGCATGCACACTCCTACCGCCGCAGCTTTAAGGGGGTGGATTATCGTCCCCGCCGGCCTGTAGTGGAGGAGCCTCCGGTATATGCTAAGTTCACGAGCACTGTGCTGGAAACCTTTGGGCAGCCGAGGCTTGCCGTGGGGACTGACGGGGCGGATAAAAGCATTGCGCAGGTGAAGGGATTGCCCGTCGGCCACTCCGTTACACTGATAAACGTTAACGGCGACTCAACCATTTCCAATGGTGCATACCTGAGAACCTCGACGCTCTCCCATTACCTGCAATGGACCGAGGCGAAAGTTACCAATTTCGGGGACGCGTTCAACCGAGTAGGGGCGTATTAATGCGCCTCATCTTTGCGCTCTGCCTATTGACTGCTGACGTGCTGTATCGATCCGGCCGCCTGTCACGCGAAGACTTTGGCCGGGTGCTCCATAAAGCTCTGCGCCCGTCCGGCATTGCCTGTGGTAGCGATGCTTGTTGATGTGGATTGGCACCCGCATAGGCGGGCGTCACGCTACCAATCCATGGCCCGCCACTGAGCGGGCTTTTTCTGCCTGGAAGGAATCCCCATGACCCTCTCTGAAATACGGGAGCGAGCCATAGCGCCCGCTCTCGCGCTGCTGCCTGCGCGAATGTCGAGCCGAGAGGCAGAGATCATGCTGCTGGCTATTACTCAGCAGGAAGATCCGGAACAGCGGCGCCGCCAGTGGC